GTTTGTGTTGCGGTGGGGGCCCCCCCGCGCGGGCGCGGCCCCGGGGGGGGGGGGGGGGATAGGGGCGGGATCATCCTGCGGGGGATTAGGCGGCAAAGCCGGGCCGCAACCCACCAGAAATAGTGGCATTGGTATAGCTGCCGTAGCCACCCGTCCAGACAATAACGAAAATGTTGCCGCTACCGTAACGAGGGGAACGAAGGCCCCACCAAACCGCCGTGGTGACGGCGGTATGATTATTTGCAATCTTGGTGTTACCAGCTTTGTAATAATCATATTGGGCCTGATAGTTCTGTTCATACTGGTTGGCGTAGCTTCTCGTACCAAAGACTTCAAACTCGGAAAGATCAAACAGGTAATCGGTAGTAGTTGTAACATTACCGGAACTGTTGCTTGCATTGCCCGTATTATCGGTGTACTTGGTCACGGGTTGCATCACAGCACGAAGGTCAGACGGAAGCGCCGCCATCAAACTGTTTGCCAAGGGGCTTGTGGGGGTTCCATCATTGCCATAAAGGGTTTTCCGCTTATAGCAAGCGTTCCAGCCACCGCTGTTCGTGTTGCTGGTGTTCCAACTGAAATAACCTGTGCCGGAAATATTAGTATTGTATTTGCTGTCACACAGGGCAACAGCGGCACTCCCAATTTTTCCGATCTGAAAATGGATCTTATTCCCGCCTTCACGGGCCGAATTGTGATTGAACCCCAAAATGAAAACATTGACCGCCAAATTGGAAAAAGTGGTGTTACCCACCTTACCATTGATCTTGATTTCCTTCACATCACCAACGGCCCAATAGTTGGCCCCCAAACCTGCGGAACTGACTTCCCGGATGGTTGCCCAACTGTTATCGTTCAGAACCTTGGTGGGCAATGTCACTTCAACGGAACAGGTCTTATTGGCCGGGGCCGTGTGGTTGGTGCCAGCGGCCACGCTGACGGTGATTGTGGCGCTTCCTTTGGCCTTGGCGGTAACAGTTACCACCGAACCGGAAACACTCACAGAAGCCACCGTGGGGGCGCTGGAAGTGGCCGTAATCTTACCATCACCCGCCCTTGTCACGGTGATGGTGTCCGTGGTCTTTGCGGCGGTCAGTTTGATGGAAGTCTTATTCAAAGACAAACTACCAGCGGCCTTGGCAATGCTCCAAGCAACCGTTTTGGCCCCGGTGCTTCCATCAGCCCACTTGTAGTTCGTTTTCGGCGTGAAGGTGGCATTGTAGGAACCGGCGTTCGTGCCGCTGGTAGTTCCTCCAAGCGTCATTTTCCCGCTGTCATAGTTGTTCCAAGTGGGGCTTTGGGCCGAACCGGTATAAGTAAGGCTGTTGCTCTGCGTGGGGATCGTCATGGTGGCGGCGTTGATCGTCCAAGTCACTTCCTTGGCGGTCTGCGTACCGTCTGCCCACTTATACCGCCCCTTGGGTGTGAAAGTGGCCGTGTAGGTTCCCGCATTGGTGCCGGTAGTCACGCCACCCAAGGTCAGCGCATCGGGGTTATAAGCGTTCCAAGAAGGACTTTGGGCCTGTCCGTTATAGGTCAGGGTGCCATTCTGCGAAGGAAGAACATTGATGGTATAGACGATACCGGACACAGCATCCAAGGCCGCATTTGCGGCATCCTGTGCGTTCTGTGCGGCTTCCACACAGGTTCCGATCTGGTTCAACAGATACGGGTGGGCGGTCTGATCAAGGTTGTGTTCGCTCACCTTTTTTTGGGCCGTACCTTTGGGATCATAGTTCATGTTGGGAAGCTGTTCGGCGGGAACCTTACCATCCACCAGATCAGCCTTCCCGGATTGACCTTTCTGAAGGGCTTCAACGGCATCCGCATTGGCCTTCATTTGGGTATCAATCTTATCCATGTTTTCATTCTGAACCCCTACATCATAAAATTCAGATTCAAGGGGTTTAGTCAGCTTGTAGTTGGTTGTTTTATTCGCCATTCTTCAAAACCTCGTTTCTCAACTGATTATGGGTATAGGCGGCAAGCTGGGCATGGGTGAACTGCCCAAGTTCCGCATGGGTGTTATAAAGCTGAAGCAAGGTCACAACCATGTTTTGGGGAACAACCCGGTTCAGCAAAGATTCAACATCATTGAAGTTGTTCTTTGCGGCCAACCCGATTTTCACAAGAAGCTGATAGGTGCCTTCTTCCACATCAGCGGAATAGTTACCCTTCCCGCATAGCGTTTCAAGGATGTTCCGAAGCTGGGGCAAGGTGTACGGAAGTTCTTCATTGATCCGGGTCAGAATACGGAACCGGCGATCTTCAAGACTGTCCGTGCCTTTGGGGGTAATCCCCAAAATCTTTTCCCACCGGGAAAGGCCCATGTTTCCAGCGGTGGGAATGAACTGATTATCAAGAAGATCATCCGTGGTATTCCACGCCTTTTCAATTTCCGGCTGTTCGCTCCCCATGATCCCCTGAAACTCCGCATAATCACGAATGACATAGGGAAGATAATCAATCAGTTTGCGTTCCATGCTCCCGGCCCCCTTATCCGCTGATCACGATGGTTCCCGGCTCAATGGTTCCCAAAACCGGGATGTGGTCAAGGGTCAGGGTACAGTTCGCCGCTTCACCGTTGATCTTGGTGTTGGCAATATCCAGAATACCGGTGATTCCCAATAGGCGGCTTTCCACCTGACTGATACGAACCACAAGGGCTTCATTCTGGTCTGCCCAACTTTGGGCCAGTTCCAAGAAGTAACCGTTGATTGCTTCCGTGACATAGGCGGAAACATCATCCCAACCCCATTCCCGCTGATAGTACAGATCGAAGGAAAGGTTGATGGTATCTTCACCCACGCCTTCAACCCTCACCACATGGCCGATGGGGGCAATGCCCACGCCTTCACCGGCGTTCTGAAGGGGGTCAACTGCGGTCTGCACCTGATCCACAAGGGCTTCCGAAGGCTTCTTGAAGGAACTGTTGATGATCACCAGCTTCACGGTTCCGCCCACGGTCAGCTTGCTATTGGCTCCCGCCGCATACACGGCATCCAACCACGCCTTAATTTCCTCGGATACACCGGAAAGGCCGCTGATCCAAGTGTCGGTTCCCGTGGGCGGGATCAGCTTGGCCGGGTTCAAATCGCTGTTCCAAACCCGATATACCTTCACACCGCCCACGCCGGGAATGGCGTTCACCTTTTCCAGATAATCCGCACGGTTGCCGCCGAAGGCTTGGGCGTTCAGGCTATCCATGTAACGCTGTCTGAAAACCTCGGTATCTTCTTCATCCTCACCGGGGATCACCACGGCGGAAATGGAACAGGTTTCAAGCCCGTCCACATACTCAATGGGAATCACCGTTCCGGTGTAGTCATTACCGGCTTCACCAGCGGTTTCACAGGTGATTTCATACTTACCACTTCCACGGTCAGCCGAAACATAATAGTTCAGTTCTCCAATGGAAAAGCGGGTGTTCATGGGAAGGTGCAAGGTGGTTGGTGTAATGCTCAACTGCAACACGGCGGGGCTTGCCGGTTGCGGTTTCAGCCCCCTTTCTGCCGCCCTCAAAATGAGATAAGGGCGGGTTGCGGTGTCTGCAAAGGTTTCATTCAGCACCGTATCAAGGGCAATATAAAGGTTCTGCAATTCCACGGCGGCGGGGGCATCACCGCACCAAACCAACGAACCTTCACGGGTGTCTAAATTGCCATTGATAGAAAGCGCCTTCTGAAGCATCCTGGAAAGGATTGCTTCATAGGTCTGTGCTTCATACATCAGATTTCAACCCCCAATTCTGCATTGATTTCGCCAAAAATGCTGACCACCGTGAAGGTAGTCAGCACTTTCTTTTTGTTCACCGTAAATTCAAAGTTCTGAACCGCCGTGATCCTATCATCCTGAAGCAAGGCTTCACGAACCCGGCGTTCAATTTCGGGAATACAGTATTCCACATCTTTCCCGATCAGATTATGAAGTTCAACCCCATAATCCCAAGAATGGATCAACCATTCATAGCGTTCTGTGTTCAGGATCAGAAAAACCGCCTGTTCCACAGCTTGGATTTCATCAATGGTGCCGATGATGGTCAGGTTGTTGTGGTTCATCCTGAAAGTACGGCTTGGAAGGGTTTCAATGGTGAAATCCTGTTTAATATCATCCTGCACTTGCGGAATCATCATCAAGCCCCCTTTACTCGGTCAATAACCACGAATTTCTTTCCTTGCTGAACCCGGATCAGAAGCACCTTTTCACCGACCTTCAAAGCATTGTGAACCTTGAAGGTTTTCTTGCCAACATAGGCGTGTTTGTGGGCTTCATAAGCCGCCGCACCGGAACCACCGCCTTTGTCCTCGGTGCTGTGGTTCACCGTCATATCAACTTCAAAATCAGTCACATTCCGGGTCAGGATCAGCATTTTGGAAGTGTAGATGGATTTCTGATCCACCTGAATTTTCAAGGGTGAAGCGGAAAGGACAGTTCCAAACAGGATGTTCACCGGTTTCCCGGCTTCCACAGCTTCCACCGCCGCCCGTTTTACCACTTCAACAGGATTAGGCAATAAATTCACCCCCGATCAGGTCAAGTTCCATCATGTGTTCATCACCCCTGAAGGTATGGGTGACTTTGTTCACCACCATGTAATTGTTGGTGACAATATCGCCAAGGTTCAGGGCCACCACCACGGCGCTTCCAGCACGAACCCGCACATCACCGAAAGCGTTCTGAATGGTCAGCTTGCGGGTTTTCTGATCGTACAGCTTCAACAAGGCATCCGCCTTGGCGGAAGCGCCCGTTTTGGTCTGAACTTCTTCAAAATACTGAAGAACACCCCATTGGTTCATTTTCGCCCCGTCCTGTGCAATGAACAATTCCCGCTTACCGGTTTTTTCATCGTTATAGGCCAGCTTGATCTTGTTATAGGTCTGTTCATCAATACTGGATTCATAGCTGAAGTTTTCCCCGGTTTCTTCATCAATCAGAAGGTTCAGCTTCATGGTATTGATGTTCTTCAGGGTCAGCTTCCCGGCATCGTCATATAGAACATAAAGCTGTTTGGTATTCATCAGGGTTTCATCAAGGGCGCTCTGGATCATATCAAACAGGGTTTGGTTTTCTTCCACGATGGTTTCAAGGGTATAACCGGTATCTTCCACCGTGCCAAGGTTCAACCGGAAATCTGTTGCAATGCGCTTCAGAAGGTCAGAAGCCTTCAGCCCTTCTTCCGTGATGGTGTCCTTGTTCTTCAGATAGCGCAACTGATCATAGGCCACAACATCAATGGTGCCGCCCTTGTCACGCTTCTTCTTGAACACAAAACCATAGAACATGGCGGTTCCGTTCACAGTCAGCTTCACCGGATCACCTTCAGCAAAGTTCAGCCCCGGCCCCTTGACAACGGTGAACTCCAACTTGCCGGGGGTTCCCTTGCGTTCCAAGGTCAGCCGTGCGCCTTCCTCGACAACAGGGAATTGAATGGTGCTGTTATGCTGGATGAACAATTCAACTGCCAAACGGAATCACCCCTTTCAGGAAGGCAAAGTAAGAACCTGACCGGGATAGATCAGGTTCGGGTTCTTGATTTTGTCCTTGTTCAGATTATAGATTTTCGTGTAATCGGCCCCGTTGCCCAACTGCTTCTTGGCAATGTTCCAAAGGCAATCACCGGATTTCACCGTATAGGTGGCGGCTTTCGGGGCCGTTGTGGTGGGCCGGGGTGCCGCCTTAACCGTTGCGGTGGCGGTTCCCCCGGAAGTCTTGGCCGGTTGCACGGCCACGGTCTTGGTGCCATAGGCTCTGTACTGTTTCAGGTTGATCTTCACCTTCACATCAAAGCCTTCACCGGCATCATCGGTGATTTCATAGGTTTCAAGGCCAACGGTCAAATTGGTGTAATGGAACATCCCGCCACCGGGCTTCTGCCGGTTCAGAATGAATTGGAACGGGGTCTTGCTCACCTTCAGCCGTTCAAACAAGGACAGGTAATAGGCGGCGCTTTGCGCTCCACCGTTACTGAAGGGATAGGACACTTGGGGAAGAACCAATTCAAAGGACACATCCGAAAGGCCAGCGGCCTTCAGAATGTTGATTTCTTCCCCGTTGATCAGGGTCATGGTCTTGTTCTGGTTGTTGATCTTTACCGTCACCTTGGAAGGGGTGATGGGCATAAGCGTTCCCGCCATATACAGTTTATACGCCATTACTCATGCACCCCTTCTTCAGAAACTTCCAGCTTTTCAGCAAAGTCATTGGCCCAAGCATCCATGATCCCATCCAAATCAGCATCTTTGGAAATGTGGTTTTCATTGTGCTGTTCAACCTTGATTTCAGCGGTAGTGAACCGGTTGATTGCTTCACGCTCCGCAATGTCACGAAGATAGGCCAAATCTTCTTCAGCAATATCCAAGGCATCAGCGGTGGCCGCTGTGTTGTTTGCAATATCGCCGGTGTTCCCGTAAATGCTATCAAGATCATTGCCAAGGTTGAAGGCATCCAAAGAATCAGCCCCCATAGAATCCAAGGCGGAAAAATCAAACATACCGGAAACCTTATCGGCCACACCATCACCCCAAGCGGCACCGGAAGCAAAAGCATCAGCGGCCCAACCATCTTGGAAGGTGTCAAAGGTAGACATTCCTTCATTGAAGGCATCGGCAACGCTTTTATATTCCTCAACATTCCCATAGGCTTCAGCGGACTTGGCCGCATATTCGCTTGCTTTGCTGGTGATCCCGGAATAGTCGAACTCAACGAAGGGCAACTTGTTCAGGGCTTCACAAATACCGGCCACAACTGTAAGGGCCGTAGAAAGAAGGTTATAAAACCATCCCTGAACATTGGAAATAACATTGTGGAAGGCCGTTCCGATATTGGAAGCACAAGCCCCCAAAGCGTTCCAGATACCCAAGGCAATATTCGCCACGGACAGGCCAAGGTTTTTGAAGAAGGCAATTACTACCATGATTCCGCCGCAAATCACACCGAAGCCGCTATTTGCAATTCCGGTGAACTTGGCAACTGCCGCACACGCCGCATAGATAGCCGCAATGACGGCGATAATCAGAAGGATGATCCATGTAATGGGGCAAGCCAAAAGCGCCGCATTTAGGCCCTGCTGGGCCGCTGTTGCGGTAAAGGTGGCAACGCTCCAAGCGGTGGTCATTGCTGTGTGAATTGCCTTAACTGCGGCCTGAACCGCCATAATGGTATTTCCAACCAACATGGCACCGTTATAGATCAGCATAGCGGCCACAATGCCCATGATAATAGGCTGAATCCAACTCCAATTATCAACGATCACAGAAGCAATGGAAATCAGAATATCCAGCACCGAAGAAGCAATATTGGCAACCCCGGCAAGCCCATTGATCAGGGCTGTGGTGACTTGCTGGAACTTGGTGCTGTTAGCAATCTGGTTGATCTTGGTCAGGATCGGGGCAAACATGGAAAGGGCCCGATTCTTCATCCCGGCCCAAATCTGCGCCCAAGTCTTGGGCATGGAATCGAACTTTGCGTTGGTTTCGTCCGCCATAGCAAACATGGCGTTCTTCACCACTTCAGCCGTTACCTTGCCTTCCTGTGCAACCGTCTTGATGGAACCTTCCGCAATGCCCATATATTTTTCAATGGCTCTTGCGATACCCGGCGCACCATCCAGAATGGAATTTAGTTCTTCACCACGAAGCGCACCCGCCGCCATTGCCTGTGTAAGCTGGATCATGGCGTTGCTCTGTTCTTGGGCCGTAGCGCCGCCAATAACGAACTGCTTGTTCACCTGTTCCATGAAGGCAATGACCTGATCCATATTGCCATCGAAGGCGTTACCAGCGTTCAGGCCAAGTTTCGCAACGGCGGAAGCTGTGTCAAAATAAACGGATCGGGAACGCTGGGCGGAAGCCATGATCTTCTGTTCCAAGGCTTCAACGGAACCGCCATCATCCACAAGCAAATTCAATCGGGCCTTGGTGCTTGCCAATTTATCCGAAATATTCAGCGCCTTATTGCTCCCGGCAATACCACCAGCGGCAATGGCAATTTTCTTGATGATGGACAGAAGCCCGTTGGCGGAATTGCTACCCCCACGGATGGAATTGTTGAAATTCTGCTGTTCGTTGTTGGCGTTCCTGATATTTTCTTCAATGGTATCAAAGGCGGTTCCCGCTTTCGCCCATTCTTCACGGGCTTCCCGGATTGCCGCCGTGTCAACGGCTCTACCGGAAGCCTGTTGCATGGCTTCAAAGGTGTTCAGCACAACCCCCATTGCCTTGTGCATACTCTGAAGGGGGCTGGTAACACCATCATAAAGGGCAATAGCGGCCCGGATGTTTCCCACAGGGATCACCACCTTTCTTGGAGAATAGAAGCCGGGGCCTTAATTGTGGCGGCCCCGGCGCTGTTTTCGTTCAATTTCCTTCTGCTTCTTCTTTTCAGCTTCCACCCGAACATCAATGGCCGCAATGATGAAAGCCCGTTCACGGCGGGGCAAAGCATAAAAGGCGGAAGGTGTCAAATGAAGTTCGTGAAGGCAATAGTAAGCAATGTTCGCTTCACCATCACCTTCACAGATTAGTTTTTTGCTTCATCAACCTCATCCTGCATGGTGGTATCAAAACCACACACTTCCTGAATCTTGGTCAGGTATTCGGCATATTCGCCGGGGGTCAGCATGGTTTTCAGAAGGGCATCAGCGCCCATGACCTTGTAGCTGTCCTGAAGTTCCTTATCATTCAGATTGGGGAACACAGTACAAGCCACGGCCAGCTTGCCAAGGTAAAGATCATAGTCGGTTTCCTTCTGATACTGGTTCTTCTTGCCGGGAACCGGAACACGCTTGGCACAGGACTTCCGAAGGGCTTCATCCTCGGTGCCGGTGATGGTCTTGATCTCCCAAGGAATGGGGTTGCCATCCTCACCCAAGAAGCGTTTGGAAGCAACAAACTTGATGTTCTCAACGGGAACGGCGTTTTCAGCCAAAAAAGCGGACAGGCTCATTGTTTTTTCCTCCTATATTTTGATACGAAAAAAGGCCCCGGCCCCTACCGAAGTAAGGCCGGGGCGCTCTGCTTACTGCATACCGGCCAAAAGGCTGAAGGTTTCGGGCATCTCGAAATCTTCAAAGGTGAAGTCCATATCTTCATCCAAGTATTCCGCATCAGCATCAAACTTGGCAAGCAAGCCGCCATCCATATTGCAATCCTTCAGGATCACGGTCTGACGGCCCACGGAAGAAGTGGGATCTTCATTTGTCACCTGAATGTCAAAATAGACATCCTCGCCGGTGTCCTTATAACGCTTCATCAGCTCACGGAAGATGGAAGTGTTATAGTGGAAGGTGGCGGAACCCGTACCATTCCAGCCGGTGGCCTTATTGCCCTTGCCGGTCTTGCCCAAAATGGGAACTTTCGTTTTGTTCTTCTCAAAGTTGGCTTTAAGGTTGATAGCCTGCATGAAGTTGTAACGGTTATCCCCGATGGTCACGAAACATTCAGCCAAGGAAGCGGAAACAGCATCCTTGGCGTTCATGATGGTTCTATCTGCCATGATGGTTGTACCTCCTTACTGAACATAGACGGTCATATAAAGCTGTTCCATAGCGTTCACGGGGGTCACATAATCAGTAACCACCACAGATTTCTTGGTATCGCCCTTTTCAACCGTCACATTTTCACCGCTGAAGTTCTCAATGGCCCGAATATCCTGAAGTTCCGTGTGGTGCTTCACAATATCGTTCCAAAGGGAAATCCGGCCAGCGGCATCATTGGGAACCTTGCCAAGATACTTCTTGCCGAACAGAACGGCAATATCATTGGCGATCTGATCCAAAACTCGGATCGTCTGGTTGCTGGAAAAGTCGCTGGACTTTTCATCCGTGATGGAAATGAAGCTGTTAATGTCAGTCAGGACACACACCGCTTCATCCACACGATGGAACATGAAGGAACCTTCCTTGATACCGTTTTCAAGCTGGGTCTGCGTGAAATCGGTATCAACATCATATTCACCATCATAGGTCATGTTGGTGGCGCTCTTATTGACCGCCGTTCCGCCGATCACGCCCGTAACCCAAGGGATCAGGGCGGTGGAAGTCTTGTCGGAAGTAAGGCCGTTCTTGACGCTCACAACGCCTTCATAATCGGCCAGCTTGCGGAAAAGAACCACCTGAAACTTCTTGCCCACATCATCACGCATCCGCTTTGCGAAGGCCGCAAACAGGGCGGTGATGGTGGCCTTGCTCTCGGTGCAACCCATAGCATTGAAAGTGTACGCTTCCGCCTGATCAAGATAGGTCTGATAGTCGGAATCGGCCACGGTGCCATTGGTGCCGCCCGTCAGGGGCAAGGAAGCGGTCAGGGAAAGGGTTCCGCTGGACTTCCAATCCACATAGGCATTGGCCTTCAGATCGGTGATAGCGGCCACACCTTCCTGAAGATCAACCTGAACGGTTCCCAAGAAGGTTTCCACATCGAACAGGGGCTTCTGTTCGGTGCTGTTTTCATTGGCCGTGATCACAACCCGAAGATCATTGCCACGGGTGCCGGGGTATTTGGCCGTTGCGTAGGTGTTGGACGCTTTCACGCCGCTGGAACCAAGGCGGAAGAAATGAACGGTCTTGGCGTGAAGGAAGATTTCACGCATGGGCTTCAGTTCATCCGCCGTGTACGCATAGCCGAAAATCTTCTGACTGTTCTTGATAAAGTCAGCCTGTTCCACCGTGAAAATCTTGCCTTCAGGCCCCCAATTCATGGCAAGGGGGATGGTGACAATGCCACGGTCAGAAAGGGTGGCGCTTGCCTGCGCCACAGAAATGAAGTTGATATATGCACCGGGCAGAACCTTGTTCTGCACCAAGAAGGTGCCGCCGCCAAGGGCCATATTAGTTCACCTTACCTTTCATAAAGTCTTTGATCAGCCCATCAATCTGATCATGGGTGTATTCCTTCCCATCTTCCAACAGGACAGACAGAAGATCACGCCGGTCAGCGTATCTCTTGAAGGTCAACACCCGTTCTTTGGGGAATACCACCGGGGCCGTGATGGGCGGTTCCTGTGCGGTGGTGGCTTTCTTTCTGGTAGCCATTCAATCACCCTTTCTTTGGCTTCACAGTAGTTTCCAAGGTTTCCATTGCGGTTTCCTCGGTTTCTCTGCGAAGTGTCAAATTGTAGTTCACGAAGAAGTGAAGAACCCCGTCTTGCACTTCATAACTCATGGAAGTTCCGTGAAGCACATCCCCATTGGGAAGGGTGATGAACTCCAAACATTCCATCAAATCCCCGGCCATAGTGAACAATTCAGCGTTGTTTCTCCCGCTGGTTGGGAAATAGTGAACATCCAGCGGGTTCCGGTTCATGAATCGGTTCTTCTGCAACGGGGAAATGTCAGGCTTCAGGACAGCAATGAAAAAACAGGGTTCCTTGAAGCCCTGTTCCACATCATTCTGATAGATTTTGTACCCGGCTCCAAAGGTGGCGTTCAGCTTCATGGAAACACCTTTGATGATTTCATTGATCAACTGAACACCCCCTTCAAAGCGTCATACAACATATCATTCAGAATGGACGGGGCCAAGGTTTTCACTTCCTGTTCGGAAATCGTCAGCATGAACCGCCCCTTCACCCAACTTGCCTTCAGGGTCTTTCCCAAGGCGGGAACATAGCGCCCCGGTGTTTGCCGGTGGCCGTATTCCACATAGGACGCATATTCCAAATTGTTGATGATGGTCACGGTGTACTGCTCTCCATGTTTTTCAATGGGAAGGATTGTCCAAGCGTCACGCAAGGAACCGCCACGATAACCGGGCCAATATTCTTCCTTGGCTTCATCCGTAGCATACGGCGGAACCACACCAACGGGGGTTCTTTTCTTCACCTTGTTCAGAAGGATTTGGGCAATCTTCTTGGCGGCATCCCGGCAAAGCCGATCCATGTCAACTTCCGAAAGCTGTTGAAGGCGTTCATCCAGCTTCTTCAATTCCCGGTAATCACACCGGCCCCATCTTCCCATCAGGCCCACCCCCTGAAGGGTTCAAGCATGATTTCTTGATGGTTGGAAAACACGCCCGGTTCACCGGAACGGGAATAGATGAAGGTTCGTTCCACATCATTTGGACGGGTGACAATGATCTTGCATCCTGCGGGAACCTTCACATCCGGGGAAAGGAACAGCTTCACCACCTGTTGGGCGGTTGCCACTTCATCCCCATTGGTTGAAGTTAATGTTTCAAAAGACAGCTTGCACGGCTGATCCTGAAGAAGCGGCTTTTCTTCAGAATCCGTCAGGTGGGTGACAGGATCGGTGACTTCCTCACGGATGAAGATAGAACACCGATCCTTCCACAACCGTTCCAAGGCGGTTCGCACGGCCTTATTTACCATACCAACCGCCTATAACGGTAGATTTCACCAATGCGCCCGTTGATCAGATAATCAATCAGGCTGTTCAACCTCTGTTCAGGGGTTGAACTACCTTCACCAAGGGCAAAGGTAATGTTGGTGTCACCTTCCTGAATGGATTTCACCGCCGCATCCAGATCAAACCCTTCAAGCTGTCCAGAACACTTCTTCATGTTCAGGTATTCGCCCACGGCCATAGAAACGGCCAGACTTTCCAACCCCTCCGGGATTTCGGAAAGGTTGGAAAGATTTTTGATCCGCCATTGAACATTGTTCAAAACCATATCCAACAGCGGATCATCAGCGGCCCCCGCCACGCCAAGGGCCGTTAGCATTGCAACCGCTTTATCACGCAACGGGGTTCACCGCCTTCCTTACGCCGCCGTGATCTCGTACCAACCCTTGGTCTTGGGGTTATCGTTCTTTCCGGGCGTGACCTTGACATAGCCAATACCGCTCTTGGCATAGTAGGTCTTGGAACTGGTAACGGTTTCATCAGTCGTGACAGCGGCAGAACCGGTGATGATCATAACCGCCTTGGCTTCATTGGTCATGGCCGCAAGGTAATACTTACGGGAATAAACCGTGTTGCGGCGGATGTTGCCTTCACGCTCCTGCTCCACTTCCGTACCCTTCTTATTGAACAGGGTAACAGCTTCCTTGGTGGCGATTACAACCTTGCCGGTTACGGCGTTCTTCTTGGTATAGATGTTGATACCGCCAACGGTGCCAACATAGCCGTTCTTGGCGTATGCTTCCACATACTTCAGATCGTCCTTCAGGGCCTTGCGAAGTTTGCCCATGTCGGCGGGGTTGACGAAGCCGAAGATGGTCACACCCTCAAGGTTTTCCAGATTCAGCATGGCCGCACCATCCACAAAGGCATCAAAGCCAAGGGCGGTGGTCACGATGGTCATGGTTGCCTCGTTGAAGGCGGCGTAAATGTCAGCGTTCACGGTGTTGAACATATCCGTACCGGCGTGCTGGGTGCCGGTGGTAATGACCATCGGATCAGTCATGGCTTCCTCGTCATAATACTGGAAACGGTTCTGTGCCATCTGAATCCGGTATTCCTTTTCGGTGTAACCGGCATCAATGGTCTTGGTGTTACCCGCACCCATAGCCAGCTTCTCGGTGCCATCGGTGGCCTTGTACTTGTGAATCTTGCGAACCATACCAGCAACGCCGGTCAGGTTGTTGTCCACGGTGCAAAACTGCTGAAGATCAAGGTGGCTCTGGTACTGATCTTCAATTTCGTTAGACAGGAAAAAGTTATCGTAGCAAACATTTGCCATTACTCATTACCTCCATAAAGTTCTTTGTATTCGTCAGGATGGTTGACGGAATAGTTGTAGCGATCAATAGGGGTCATAGCCTTCAGCTTTTCAAGGGTCATACCGCCTTCAGCGCCGTCACCCTTTTCAGCGGATTTGGCCCCCTTGAACTTGGTGCCGGTGGACTTCTCAAAAAGAAAAGCCGTTTCCTTACCCTCTACCAGCTTCTTGACTTCAGCATCAAGGCCCTTAACGGTTCCATCCTCCGCCAATTCAGCCTTGCCGATGAAATCAGCCAACAGCGCCTTAACAGCGATATTGTTTTTGGCCCTCGCACTACTCAGGGCCAGTTCAACCGCATTGCTGATTTTCAGTTTCTTCAGTTCTGCGGCGTGATCATCGTCCTTCTTCTTGTTGTCGGCCTGAAGCTGGGTGATCTGATCCTGAAGGGCCTTGGTGTCACCAGAAGCCTTCTTCAGCGTCTCAAGCTGGGTGTCACGCTCTTTGATGGTGTTCTTGGCGGCGGTCAGTTCGGTGTTGACCTCATTGAACCGGGCCTTGGTGACGAAGGAACCGTTCAGGCCCTCCATAACCTTTGCGGCCTGTTCTTCAGTCAGGCCCCATTCCAACAGCTTTTCTTTAGTCATTGTTGTTACCTCCAAATCCTTTTTTACCGTGGGTTAGGAACTACGATTTTCCCCGGTTCTGTTTACCGCCCACCACCGGGAAACGGCGAAAATGGTATGAAAAAACCACCACCGGCCAGAAGGCCGGGGTGGTCAGATCATCAATATAGGGATTTTTCATCCAATTCAGGTGCCCGGTAAGGGGTTCCCTTATCCAAACAATCCTGAATAATGGCTTCCACTTCCGTTTCCTCAACACCCATCAAGGCGAACAGGGGGAAGTTCTCATGAAATCGTTCAAGATATTGTTCAATCAGTTCAGCCATTTTCAACACCCCTTTCACGGCTGATTTGCAATCACCTTCAACATATCTTCATACATGGCATAGGACTTGGGAAGATATTTCTTGATGGTTGCCAAACTTTCCGGGGAAGTCATGGTTGCGGAAGTCATTTCCGCAAAGGCTTCAGTTCCAAGGCCCCAATCAATCCCGTTGTAAGTTCGGGTTGTCCAGTAGGAACCACCACCATGACCAATGCCACAGCGGATTTTTCCACGGGTGGCCCCTTCCAATATATCAGAAAGATCACCGTACTGCAATGGGGTCAATGCCTTCACTTCCGCTTGAACGGCGGCATAGGCATAAGATTTTTTTACCTTGAACCCACCATACTTGATGTAATAATCAGCGGTGTTTTGCGACATCCAGCCTTTTTGTACCCAATACGGGAAATCATCTTTATGGGCCTTCATGTCAGCAAGAACCCGATCCACCCAATCATTCACTTCATCCTTGATGGTTTGTGGAAAAGCCCCGCCCTTGTAAGTAGAAGAAAAATGCCATTGCCCATTCGGGGTTCCAAGCTGTGCCGCAAGCCCATCAATGGCATGGCCGCTTTCATGGAAGGTGGTTGCATAAGGGGCGCTCCAAGAACGGCCTTTAGAATCGGCATCAATATTCACATAGATATTTTTGCCTTGGCAATATGCACCGCCTTGATGGTCAGCCTTCGCAACCTTGATTTGGTTTTCATACTTATCCCAAGCGGCCTGAAGGTCAGGGCTTTGGCAAGCGTCCACACGGTCACGAATCTGATCATAATGGTCTTTGCCAAACTTTTTTCCAAACTCGGTGTTGTAGTCACGAAGCGTTTTGACAACACCGGCCCCGGTTGCAACGGTCAAGCCAGCCTTGGAACCGCCGTTCACGAAGGTCTGAACCCAATCAGCATATTTCATGTTGGCGGGAACATAGTACACATCCCCATCAGCGTTCCGGGCGGCTCTTTCACCAGCATACTTGGGATCAATGGCCGGGGCCGTAGTTCCTCGACAGTTGGGATGGAACGGCGGCACAGTCACGCCGGGTTCATATTGGGAAATGGGGATCACCGTACCATCAAGCCCACCACAAATGGAACAGGTATGGGAATCCAGCGTTTCAATGATTTCCACCATTTCAACATCCAAATCCTTGTAACATTCCTTAGTGGCAACGGCGTTGAAATAGGTGGTTTCGGTGTTGACCAACCGCCCCGCCTTATACCGATGAACCCCGAACTGCTTCTGAATGGCCGTGGTGATCTTGGCCGGGGAATCACCCCGAAGAAGCCCTTGCGTCAGGCTCTTGCTAACCGAACCCACCAGATCATTCTTGTTCAACCAACAGCGATCCCGGAAGGTTCGCCCGTCCGTTGTCCAAGGCTTTGAAAGCAATGTTTCAAGTTTTTTCTGATCCAGCCCGGTAATATCCCAACCAAGGCCCACACCCTTCTGAACCTCAAACGCCGTGTGAGTGTAGCCATTGCCCACAACCTTCTTCAACAGGGCATCCAGACTATCAACCTGATTGCCGTACAGCAATTCAAGCTGTTGCTGAATACCTGTCTGAACAGCTTCAAGGCGGGAAATGTGGAACCGGGCAGACGCATTTTCCAGCTTCTTCAGCCATGCCGCATCCAACCCGGCCTGTTCACCGATCTTGATATACTGTTCAACGCTCCAATGAAATTCTTCAAGCTGTCCAGCGGTCAGCCATTTCCGGGCATCGGTCAGGCTGATTTGGTTGTTCACCGCAAAACGGGCATACCAGCTTTCAATTTCCTTCTGAACGGAACGCTGTGCATCCAGATACAGTTCTTCCATGTCCTGAATGGTCTTTTGGGCTTCTCTGTGGGCGCTGTCCTCCAAGATGGAAAACCGCCCACGCCAATAGTCCGCATTCCTCATGGGCGGTTCCTCCAATCCTGAATTTATCGCCTACAATTCAAACAATATTGATAAGCGTCTATTTGGCCTTCAAGGAATCTGATTTTGTCATGCAATTCCTGATTTTCTTTGCACTTCAATTCAAATTCTTTGTTTCTCTTGTTCAAAACATCTTCTGCTTCATGCAGTTGCGATTCCAAACAACGAATCCTTGTTTTCAGTTCATAGTTTTCATCCATGATGGAACCTTCTTTCTGAAAAATGGTGCTGAAGGTGGGATTTGAACCCACACGCCTTGCGGCAACGGATTTTGAATCCGCCGTGTCTGCCTATTCCATCCACTTCAGCATATAGGCCCATAAATTCACGCCTTTTGGCATGGGCCTATGTTTTCAGGTGTTTCGGGAGGTTTTATAGCCTGAAACCTCTCCAAGCTAAAAAAAAAGAAGAATAGTGTTGCCCTTTCGGGCTGGTGACGCATACGGGAATCGAACCCGTGTTACCGCCGTGAAAGGGCGGTGTCTTGACCTCTTGACCAATGCGCCATGTGGTGCCGGGGAAGGGAATTTCACCCTTTGGCGGGTAGGAGTAATAGCACCCCGCCACACTCAATGTCTACCCCGGCATATATTGTGAAATGGCGGGGGTTATTCACCCTCGCCATTATCACCTTTGTTCTGGTTGCCGGTCTGGAAGGCCCCGGCGTATTCCTGTGCCTGTTCCATTGCTTCATCCTTTTCCTTACGCAACCGGGCCAGCTCCACTTCAACATCCGTAACCCACGGGTGCTGTTCCACAATGGTTTCCGTGGACAGAATACCAACGGACTTGGAACAGTTTTCAATGGATTCCGTTTCATTGATTAGAATGTCACGGTTGAACACGATCTGAAGTTCAGCGCCTTCATAATCGCCCAAGCCCCTGTTGCTGAAATCCTGATTGATGAACCACAACAGTTCTTCAAAGGCCGCTTGGAACTCGGTTTCCATGCCGTTTGCGTCAAGGTCAATGTCAGAATACATGGATTGAATGTTCATTTGATTGGGGTTGCCACTCAAACGATCATCCTTGGCATCGTAACCACGGGCATTTTCAATCAAGGACTTCTTCAGAAGTTCCAAAATGCCCTTGTAGTTCTCTGCATTGATTTCAACCTGAAGGGTTTCAACCCCGCCATCCTCACGAACCTTCACGGCTCCATAGGTGGAAAGGTTGTGGCGGAACTCACCAAGATTTTCACCATCATAGTTCTTCAGAACCAGAATGGTGTTCCGTGCGTCCTCTTGCATATTGTTTTCAAAGTCGGAAATCATGGTGTTGATTCCGTCCTGAAGGGTTTTCACACGGCGGATCAGGGGGATTTCCTGTTTGTTATACTTGAAGGGAACCAGCGGAATCCTTGTCCAGTTGAACCCCTTGGGTTCTTGGCCTTCTTCCTCAACCATGAAATAGTTTTCGTGTTCACCGGCTTCCACATCGGCAATCAGCATATCATTTTGATAGATATACCGGTAAATGCCATCGGCTTTGAAGATTTCCACCTTCTCCACCTTTTCCTTCTGGTAGCCGTTCCACACTTCTTGGGTGTAGTAACGAATCGCACAATCAAGGATGGTGTGATCATCGTCAGCCCAAAAAGGAAGAATGTCATAGGCTGGGAAATGCTTGAAGGACAATTCACCAGCTTCATTGTAGTAAGGATAAAGCCAACCAAGGCCACCGTTCAGGGCATCTTCACAAACATATTTCAGAAGCCGGTAAAACCGTTTGTTGAAAACCTTGCCCAAAGCATCCGTGTAACCCTTATCCTGACAGTTCAGGGTGAAGGGCTTGCCCACAAGGTAGTTGGTTTTCTGATCCACCATCAGGGCATATTGGTTATCAATCAGGCGGTTGTTCGGAAGGTTCGTCACCACCTGAAGTTGACCGTTTTCACCAATGATTGTGCGCTGACGCTGAAGAATGTCATGCTGTCCTTCATAGTACAGATCACCTATAACCTGATCCTTGCGGCGCTGACTATTCTTCCATTCCTTGATTTCAGCGGCGAAGAACTGATTTTCAGTCATGCCGGTTCGCCCACCCTGAAGGATCAGGCGGTTGATACGCTCCATAGCGTTATCCAGAAACATATTCACTTACCGCCTTTCTTCATTGCTTAATAATTGCAATCCCCCGGAATCACACGATTTCCGGGGGATTTTGTTACTATCATGTTATTAGTCGAAGCTGAAGGCGGGGCCAACCAACATATCTTCCAACCCGTAACGCATAGCGTCCATAAGGTGGTTGAAATCATCAATGGGAACATTGATCTTGGCCCCGAACTTATCTTCTGCCCATGTGTAGTTTGAAATCTCTGTGATGAAGTTCACGCATCGGGGATGAACAATGATGGTGTAACCCTGAATGTACTGGATTCCGTTGTTCACGCTGTCCTTGCCCTTCCGGGCGGCTCTGATACGATGAAGGCCAGCATCCCGCAATTCATCAATGCTCTTGGGTTCGGCACAATCGGCCTTGATCCGTTCCTTGCCGTAGCCCATGCCGGTGATCCGGTCACAGATTGCCCGGTTCGTCAGGGCCTTTTCATACAGTTCATCAAACACCCAAATGGTTCTTTCCTTCTCACTCACCAGCCCACAGAACAGGGCCGTGGGATCGTTGGTATAACCGAAGTCAAGACCGAAGGCGCTTTTCACATCAGGCTTCTTGGAAATAGCCAGATAATCAAAGGCTTCTTCCCGCCAATTATCGAAAATCAGGCCATCCACAATACCCCAACCCCCAAGGCCAGCCACCTTGTAGCGGCGGGGGTTGTTTTCCTTCATGGTGTTGAACACCTTCAAATCCGCCGTGTCCAGCCATTCATTACACAGGTAATTAGTGGTTGTGGCGTAAATCTGCCCGTCCGGGCTGATCCAGCTATCATGGAACTTGTATGTGGGGTTCCCTTGGGCATCCTTGCCGGTGATCTCCCCGAAGAAGCGTTTCCTGATCCAATGCTTTTCGTTCCACGGGTTGAATGTCAGCGTGATTTGCTTGAACAGGCCGGTTTCTTCCGGGATAGCACCACGAATGGATTCATCCAGCATATCAAAATCAGCTTCATTCATGATTTCGTATGCTTCTTCAATCCAGCACCAGCACAGAAACCCTATTTCAACCGTAATTGAAGTGACCTTCAGGGGATCATCAAGGCCCCGAAAGTAAATCTTCTGACCGGTGGGAAGGTAGGTCATTTCAAGGGGGCTTTCCTTGATTTCCCAATAGGCTGAAACCCCAAGGCGGTTGATTGCCCATTTCAGTTCAGTGAAACAGGAATCTTTCAAGGTTCTGAACACCTTGCGAACCACAAGGGTATTGGCTTCCGGGTATTGCATCATCCGTTTGATGATGTTCAGGGCCGTGGTCTTGGATTTCTTGGAAGCACGGCTTCCCTTACACACCCGGTAACGGCCTTTGAAGTTCCAGAAGGTTCCGTAACCCTTACCAACCACTTCAGGAAGGTGAACCCGCTTGGCCTGTGGGCTAATCTTCAAGTTGATCATCCCCCGTGATAATCACCGGAACGGCCCCTTCCACACCTACCTTGTCCGTGAACATACCATAACGCTTGCCGATCAGTTCAGCGGCCTTCAGCCTTTCCTTGGCTCCAACCTCTTTCTGCGTCAACTCTTGGCAACCGTCACCGCACAGGATCGGGATTTCTTCAGTATGTTCACCCCGCATTACCGAAGTCAGGTATTTCATGACTTCTTCAGCATCAGCGATCTTGGCCGAATGAAGTTTTTCAAGTTCGGTTTCGATGTACGCTTTCAAGTCAGGTTTTGCAAGGTTTTCAGAACCCGTTTGCTTTGCGGTCTTGGGCGAATACCCCGCCTTGATTGCCGCATCCGTAGCATTGCCGCTGATCAGGTATTCATCACAGAACTTCCGCTGTCTTGGTGTCACAGGTATTCACCCCTTTCATCAGGCATAGAAAAAGCGCCCCGGTTTCCCGTAGGCGCAATTTCTTATTTACTATTCTACCGATTCTTTACTCTGTTTGGAACCGGTGGCACTCTGGTTTTCTCGGTTGTTTAGAAAGTCGCTGTTTGCCTTGGCAAAAGCAAGTAAACCCTTTCCGTGAAGTTCAAAAACCCATTGCATAGAATAATTCAGTTCTTCAGAAATATCTTCCCATTTTTTCAACTGAATATAGCGCCCAATCAGAATATTTTGCTGATCAAGGTCAGGAATCCGGTTGATCATGGTGAACGCTTCCTGTTTCATGCTCACAAGTTCATCAATCCGGGCATTGATCTTAGCTTCAAGGTCAATGATCTTGGTGATGGTTTCTTCAAGGGTATTCTTGGGGCCTGAAGTCTGAACCTTGTCCTGCTTCAGTTGGCTTCCGGTAGAAGTCAAGCTGGAACGCAAGGTTGCAATGGTACTATCAAGCCGATGGATCAAACGATCCGTTTTCCTGATTTGGGCAAAGTATTCTTTAGCTTGTTGGGAAAGGTCTTTATCATTCACTATATAACACATCCTTTCTGCGGTGGTCTGTTCCGTTTTCATTGCATCTGTACCGTTAATAAATGCTGAAAAATCAAGTGGTTTCAGGACTTTGGAACGCATGGAACAGATAAAACGGGCAGTTCCTTATATACACATTTCTTATATATTTTTTTCTTAATAAGAAGAAAGTATATTTACATCTGTTCCATCTGTTCCGTTCCCTGAAAACAACTGAAAAAGTCTTGAAAATCAAGGGTTTTGTGCGGAACAGATATAGAAAAAACATCTATTCCATACCTGTTCCACACGCTGTTCCAACCCCTACTGAAGAAGCACCTGTTCAGGCGGAAATATTGTCCGAAAGATACCAGACAATCAGGAACCAAACAGGATCAATGCTGAAATACTCGGCCACGGCCATAAGTAACAGCACAAGAGTCAGCACCACCAGCATTTTCTTCATCGGCGTTCCACCGTTGTTCCTACAATTTCAATGCCCACCGCCATAGCCTTGAAATCATCTTCATTGCCTTCCACTTCCAAGGCGTTGCCGTCAGCGTTTTTCAGAACGGCAGTGTAAATTTCATTTTCTTCATCATAGCTGAACTGACAATCATTTTCAGAATAACGGTCAATATCTTCTTGGTTGTCACACTCCAAAAAGGTGAAATCCATCAGTTCAGCGCCTTTGCAGTTTCCGCCAATTTCAAAGGCAACATGGCCTATGTAATCCCATTGCATGAAAGTCACCCGGATCACATGGACACCCTGAAAATTTGGGTCATAGTAATTGATCATTTGTATTCCCTCCCGGTCTTACGATCTTTGATTTCAATGCGGTTCAGAAGTTCAAACCCCGCCAAACGGGTGATGTACTTCAGGACGAAGATCAGGGTGTTCACCCGCTTCTGCTGTTCATCCTCGTCACGGATGATATTCTTTGTGCCGTGGTAGGCTGTTGGATCGTGATACCCTTCAGCATTTTCCCAAGGTTTAGGCATCGGTTTTCCCTCCTTCTTCTCTGTACCATTCTTCAATGTCACACCCAATGTCCTTCAGCTTTTTACGGGCCAACCACCCATCATCGGCTTGTTCCATCAGGTAATGTTCCCGTAGCTTCAAGGTTTCGGCATAGAACAGCTTCCACGCCAGCTTCAGGCGCTTTGGGCCAAAGCCAAATTGGGTGTGAAGCATCCACAGGATGGATGATTCTTTGTCCATGTCAAAGGCCCGATCATTTTCCACAATCTGTTTCTTGATTTCCTGATCCAAGGCCCGTTCTTCAGCTTTGTTGAACTGAACGGCGAAAATTTTACCACCGGACTTCTTAAACATCGGCATGGTATTCACTCCAAATATCATCGAAGCAAACCGGAATCAGGGCGTGAACCTTGTCCAACAGGATCGGGGCCACTTCCCGCATCTGCGGGTGTGCGGCGGGTGAACAGCGCAACTTCAGGAAATGCCGCCATTCACGAATGTTGGCCGTCATGACCACTTCCGTTTTCAGGCTGTTGGGCAGAACGGAACGGGCTTCTTGCGGGGTGGCTCCTGATTTCAACAAAGAAAAATAGCATTGTTCAGAGATCAGACAAGCGTTTTTCCATGCCCAATACAAATCAGAACCTTCAGGCCAGAAGCAAGGTTCAATCACCGTGATTTCCTCACCGAACTTGCCCTTGCCGTAGTTGCAATAGCGGGTGGATTCCTGACAGTAAGAAGCCATCCGGTGGCGGACGATCTCATGAGAAACCCCACGATCACAAATGAACTTCACCGTGAAGGAACAATGTTCCAAAACCGCTTCATGCCCACGCTTGATGATCCCGGCAACGAACTTTTCAGCGGAACCTTCCGTGATTTTGTCCTCGGACTTGTAGCAGACACGGCCACATTGTTCCAGCCGCTTCAGAATAGTGGCCCCATCAATCGGGGTGATGAACTGCACATCAGGCTTGATAATTTTCATTTTCTTCAACCTCCCAATTCATTCCGGTGCTGTGACCGGTAAGGATCGAACCCTTCAGGGTAACGCTGTTCCAGCTTTTTCAAGTTTTCTTCCATGACCGTATCAAGGTCAGAACCAATAGCATCACACAGAACGGCCAAATACCAAGCCACATCACCAAGTTCTTCAATCATGTGGCGCTTATCCAGTTCATGGCCGTGGAAGAAATGCTTCTTCACCTGTTCGGCCACTTCACCGGCTTCACCGCAAAGGCCCAAGGCACATTCCAGCTTCAGCCGATCCATGTTGGAACGGTCAGCGGTTCGCAAGGAATCCCGCATATAACGGTTAGCGTTCATCGGCGTGTTCCTCCGCTTTCTGATCGTCCAATTCAAGAACGGTCATAATGGCGTAATTGGCAAGGTCAATCAGGGTATCACGGATAGATTCATCCTTTACTTCCTGAACCCCGGATTTGGTCAGGCTCTTGAACCGGGCCATCTTATCCCCAAGCCTGATCCGGGGGCATTGCCATTCCTTCTTCCGTGAAGGTCTGGTGAAAGCTGTCACCATAGTCATGATTTTTCATGGCGTACAAGGCATTGATTTCCTTGCAAATATCGGAATGGCGTTCCGTTTTGGTTTTAGGTAACATTAAAATCATCCTTTCTTTCAGTTGAACCATTTGATCACCGGATCACCTGTGAAGCCCTTTTCCCACACATACCACGCATAGGCAATGGCGCTTTCCGGTTTCCCGGTCATATCACCGTTTTTATAACAGGCCAGCCTGGAACGGCTGATATAAACCTTTCGGGGGGGGGTATGTCTGAAGAACTCACCCCGTTTTTGCCCCTCCAAGAACTGAACCTTCAGGAACATAGCCACTTTCCCACCGGGGCGGACGCTTTCAAGCGCCCTTTGAACAAATTCAAGCCCCATTGAATATGGCGGGTTTGTGATTATATCGCCTTCAAAATCGTCCAGCGTTTCCTTCAGGAAATCCAACGGTTCAGGATCACCGAAGCCCCGGTAAATCAGATCAGTTGAAATGACTTCATAACCGTGGGCCTGAAGCACCTTGGAAATATGGCCTTCCCCACAGGCCGGTTCCCAAATGACCGGGGAAAACTGTTCCAGTTCCAGAAGCATTTCCACGGCCCTTGGATCGGTGGCGTAGTAATCAAATGCTTCTCGTTCTTCAGGAACATGGTTGGAACTGCCCAAAGTGGTGAACACCTTCTTAGAACCACTCATTCTGTGTCACCGCCTTTCACAAACACACGGGTTTTCCGGTTTCTGATCCACTTGGGAACCGTTGTGAAGCCACAGCGTTTTGTGATCTGCCGGGAAAACTCAATCTTGGAAAGGGCTTGGAAGTTGTTTGCAATGCAATATTCCTTATACCGGCGATACACGGAATCGGTGGCTTCATTTTCAATCCCGTCAAGGCCAACTTCATTGATGAACCCAATAATGGGGTTGTTGTTTTCCTCATATTCGTCCAACTGCCCCTGAACTCTGCTGGAAGTGGTGAACTGTGCGTTCCCAAGAACCCGCTTCAACCCCTGAAGGCCAAGCAAGGCCAGATATTCCATTGAACCCTGTTCACACAGTTCATCCTTGATGAATGGGCGGAAGTCAGCATCATTGGGGGTGAACTTGGCATCGAAGGGAACGATCACCAAACGCCGCTGAACGGCTCCGGTTTTATCCTTGATACGGGGAATATTGTTGGCGCTGAACAGGAACTTGGAATAATTGTTGAACTCAAAAGGATCTTGGCCTTTGCGCTCCACATTCACCCGATCACCCGTGACCAGCTTCTTGAACACGGAAGCATTGGCAATAAATTCATCACCAATATCATCACCGATGTTCGCCAGCTTGCCAAATAGTTCAGCGGTTTTGAACCTATCGCCCAATTCCTTCAGGTCAAGGGAAGCAATGTTCTGATCCCCAAGAAGGTTCTTCACCACATGAAGGAAGGTGGATTTGCCGTTGCTCTTATCGCCAATCAGGATAAAGGCTTTGCCAAGTTCATTGCGGCGGTACATACAATAGCCCACCATTTCTTCCAGCAAGGCCCGAACTTCAGGATCATCACAGGCCAGCCGGTTCAAGGTATGATCCAACAGATCATCATGGGCGGCGGGGTTGTACGGCCACGGAATTTTGTTTGTAATGACCACATCCGGGGTGAACTCTTTGAAGGAACCATCCCGGATATTGTAAAGGCCGTTGCTGAAAGCAATGATATTCGGGTTGGTGGCCTTGGTGTTTTCCTCAATCATGATTTCCAGATAGGACAGGACTTCCGAACGCCACGCCCGTTTCAGGTTGCTGATCAGCTTGATCATGGCCCCTTCAATTTCACCGGCACCGGAAACATAGATACCATCCTTGTAAATGTGAAGCTGGTTATTGATCTTCACAATATGGTTGTTGTTCTTCAGGTAGGTGGCGAACTTATCAAACAGGAAGGTTTTATCCCGGAAGAAGGATGTTTTCTTGAAGGCATCATCCCGAAGAATCACATCAAGTTCCTTGTCGGAAAGGGGCTTCTTCAGCACATAACGGTTAATCAGCCTGATACATTCACGGGCTTCTTCCTTGGTAAAATCGTCACTCTGAAGGGTCAGAATGTAGTTGAACAGGGTTTGGTTCCGCCCATCACCTTCCCCAAGGTTCGGGAAATCATAGTTGCTTTTCACCGGGGTCAGCCACTTGGGAAGTTCCTGAATCTCCCCTTCAGGGAAGTCATACAGAATGGGCCGTTCCACGCCACCGGACTTCAAGATTTCATAGCTGTTATTGGCTCCAACCTTTCCATCCGTGGTGATACCCACGGCCAAGGTGCATTTCGTCCAGCTTTTTTTAACACCACAGTTCTTGAACAAGAAGTGTTTTCCCCGTGTGGTGGCGTACACTCTGCACTTCAGTTCTAAATCCTGAACAATTCTGAACAAAAGTTCAGATGTTTCCGCATCGTCCACATCAATCAGGATGGTTTCTTCTCCAAGAATACCGGCGTATTCATCAAGGTCTTGGACTTCTGAACGGGTTTTCAGTTTTTCAACGCCTTTGAATTTTTCAAGGCATTGTTTATTTCTGGTAGGCACATAGCCCCTAAACAGTTCCATGCTTCAACGCTCCCCCCCCCCGAAAGGTTTTATTGTTCATCGTTCCACCCCGAAATCTTTCAACCGATCCCAAGCAACATCAATGTAATATTGCTTGTCCAGTTCATCCGGGATAGGAAGGTTGGTCACATCATCATTGATGAAGAAACAATGATCCGGGGTGTTGCCGAACTTTTCAGGGTTCTTTTCCCGGCCCTTGACGATTTTCCCGGAAACCTTGAAGATTCCGCCCTTGCTCTGATCCTTGGAAGCGAACACCCGGAAGGTTTTATCCGTCTGAACCTCACCGCCGCTGAAGCGGGTGATTTTCTTAGAACGGCCTTTTTCATCCCTGATCTTAGCTTCCGTAACCACCGGGGAATAAAGGGCATATTTGTACTTGCTGGACACCTTCACAACCTTCTGAAAATCTCGAAGATTGAAACATTCCATGATGGTTGTTTCCGGGCTGATCCCATGAAGGAAATAGTTCACAATGGCCCGGTTGACAATGGGAAGGTCATAATCCAGATCAGACAGCTTTTTGACATAGGCACCCTTGCACTTCCAGCGGGGTTTCCCTTTTTCATCACGAAGCGGCCCGGAAGGAATAATGATGTAATTGTTCACATCCTTCTGATACACCTTTTGAAATTCATCAAATTCAAGGCGCATCCCGGTTCTTTGCTCCCACTCCCAACACAGATCGTCCAGCATTTCAAAATCTTCATACCGGCGAAGTTTGACCAAAATACCATCCGTGTTGCTCTGGATGATTTCACAATGATCTTCCAGCCGTTCAATCAAATCCAGAAGAAGAAGCTGACCGCCCACACAAACATTGTTGGCTTGCCGGGGGTCATACATGGCATTGTGCTTATCCTTCATAGCGCCATAGGTGCTGTTCAGAACAATCTTGTAAGGCTGTTGCATGGGGTTTTTCTCTGCCTTCAGCTTCAGGCGGGTGTGGTAGATTTCCGCATACTTGGAAGGATCGTGAACATTGCGGGAAAGCCACTTATAAACCAGCATCAAAGATGGGTAATAGGAAGCCACATCCACATTGACGAACCAGCCTTCCCCGTGATATTTGGGAATTGCTCCATGAAGGCCACCCCAAGCGAACACATGGGGAACCCCGGCCACATCCAGTTCAAGGGTTTTGGAATAGTCACGGTTCAGGGGGTTTTTGTACCAGTTCAGAACTTCCGTGTATTTTTCGATCCGCAAGCTGGACGGGAACTCAATTTCAAATTCATCATTGTGTTCCCGCTGAACGGCTCCAAGGATTTTGGCGGAAAGCTGGGCCTTGGTGCGGCCAATGTCGGAAATAGGAAGATGGAACGCCTTCACAAGTGACATTTGGGCATCAAATTCATCTTCCTTCCGCCTTAACCACACTTCCACCGTCTGTTCCACATCATGGCGGCAATACTTGACCGTTTCGGCCAATTCTGCTTCAGTCAAAGGCCGGTCAATGTCGAAGGGAACAGAAGTTTCTTTGATGGAATGGCCCATGAACGCTTCCAGCGCCTTCAGGCTGATTGGCGGGTTCGGCATCACATCATAATTGATCAGCGGGTATTCCCTGAACAGGCTTGAATATCTGTAACCGGGTTTGTCCTCTGCAATGATCCAATCATTCACAGGCTTTGGATCAAACCCACACAGAATGGCCTTTAGGATGTACTGATCATAGTTCCGGGAATTGTAACCGGCCCAAATCACGCCCTTGTGTTCCTCATAGAAACGCTTCAGCTTGTCGGGATCATTGATAATCACGGTTTCTTTCCGGGCGTTCAGGTCGATCAGGACAACCAACCAGTCATACCGGAAAACCTCAAAATCATAGAAGATCATCAACTCACATCCTTTCAGCTTTTGTGAAATCGGTCAGCGTTGCCGCCTTATCAGCCCCGCCACGGGAAGGCTTTCACTTGGGGCCATTGTGGGGCCGAAGCCCCACAGGTTGTGCTTGAAAGTTAAGGTTCAAAACCGTATCAAGCACTATTTGTGCTCGATTTGATTATAAAAAATCTGCGGTCAGTTTTCAACCTCAAAAACCTCCTCAACAGTGATGGAATTGAAGCGGGAATCATCATAGTCCACCGCATATTCCAAGGCTCCATCAATAGCTTCCGCCACATCAAGAACAAGCTGGGCAAACTGCTTGTAGCTGGTGAAGCTGACAGGAACACCGGAATCCAGCTTTTCAAGGAAGCCCATAGCGGAAGCGATCATGTTCTTGTCATTCTTGGTGCCGTAAAGGACACGGTTCATGAAAAGGCGCTGGTTCTTGAACTCACCGGACAGGATTTTGAAGGACACGGCCAGCATGGGGCGGTTGGGATCGGCCTTGGTGCCTTTGATCTCCATGCTTTCCAGCTTCACTTCATACTTGCCAGCGGGAATGGTGGGGAAATCACCGCCGCCGTTCTTCTTGGCATCCTCCACATCAGCCTGAAGGCCCTTCAGATCAACAGAACGATCAATCTTGTCAAAATCAATAGCCATAGTTTTTTTACCTCCAAAAATGTTGTTATGTTCAAATGGTTTTGAGAATATCAGCCAACCCATGAAACAGGCCGTTCACAAGTTCAGCGGTTCCCTTGGCCCGGTTCATAGCGTCAACTTCTTCTTTCGTAGGGGAAAAACCACCATCAGGAATGAACAGATCATCAGGAAGAACGGTGTTCAGCAGATGATCAAGGGCCGCATCCGCCATCACATCACAAAAATCTTCATGATGTTCAGCGTAATTCCGAATGGCGATCTTGGCGGCGGAACGATGAAGTTCGATCAGGGCTTCACCATCAGCACCGGGCGGGGGGGGGGATCAGGTTGGCGCACACCTGAATCTTGCGGAACAGGCCACGCTTGTTCATTTCCTCTTTGAAATGGTTCAGGGCATCATTTTTCATTTTGGGTTCCTCCTTATATTTGGTTGGAAATTATCTTTCCAATTTCCCTTACTGCATGGGCGATCTTCTCACGGTTTATCCGTTTTTCTTGAAGAACACCCGTGATAACTGCGGCTTCCGTCTGAATGTCCTGAAAGGCTCTGTGATTGCTTTCAAGGTCAGCTTCATAGGAAGCAAGGTCTGTGTTCTCACCGGCCTTGGCCGATCTGACTTCTTCATCAGCCTTTTCAGCGTATTCCCGGAAATACTTGGCCGCTTCATAGCCCATGTGCTTTTCAACCAGATATTCAAAATCACGGGCCTTGAAGATGGTTTCAGGCTTCCCGGCAATCATCAGCACTTCAGTCATTATTCTTCACGCTTCTTCCGGGTACGGCGGGGCGGGTTAGCATCCGTCTTGGGTGCGGGTTCCTCTGCCTGTGCCTTGGGGCGATCCCACAGGGGGCAACCATCGGGGCCGCCTTCCTTGTGGCAACGGTGTCCAGCGTCAATGGACGGACAAAGGGGGATTTCCGGGTTCTGATCGTGCTGTCTGAAAATGCGTTCACCGTCCGGGCATTTGGGAAGATCGTTCCAAGGCGGGGTGTCACCGGTGGCCGGTTCAGCAACAGGAACAGAATCATCCTTTTCACCGCCGCCCGGTGTCCAAGTTCCATCAGGATCACCACAAGCCGCCTTTGCTGCATCTTCAGCCGGATCATAGTTATCAGCCGGGGGCGGGGTTGCAGTCTTGGCCTTTCTGCCCCTTCTGCTGGGCGCTGTGGTGGGCGTGTCGGTGGTTTCAGGTGCGGGGGTAGCCGGGGTATTGCCGCCACGCTTCACGGCTCCTGCGGCCTTCTGGTTGGCTTCCTCGTAGACTTCACAGAAAGCATCATAGGTCAGCGGGATTTCCTTATCACGGACAGTCAAACGGCCACCGCCGAAGATCACTTCAGAAGTCTTGAAAGACAGCACCCGTTCATCATCGTCCGCCACGATACGGGCCACCAGATCAACCATACCGGCCACCTTGTTTGCCACCTTATCCTGAAGGTTCGGCTTGATGGAACTGATCTTATCGCCGCCCTTGCGGGTCAGGTCACGGCTTCTGTCCTCATGGCTGATCAGGATGATGTTTTCATAGTCCAGATTCACAAGCCGCTTCAGGGTGTTCAGGAACTCGCTTCTGACCATATCCCACGCACGGAAGGAATCATCAGATTCATGCTTCCAGCCCTGACGGTCACAGATGTAAACCCGGCACGATTCATAAACATCTTCCAGAAGGTCAACCACGATGGTTCGGAAATCGTTCTGTTTCTTTTCCAGTTCGGCCACGGCATCCATGAACACTTCATAGGCCAACTTGCGCTTGGTGATACGGCCTTCCACCGTAACGGTGTCACGAATGGCGATATAGGGGGCATCCACAAACTTGATGTTGCCATCCGTGTTCAACATCAGGGGATCGGGGAACTGATTGGCAAAGAAGGTTTTGCCGCTGAAGGGTGCGCCGTAAAGCCACACAACCTTCTTCTTGGTGGCGTTCAGATCACGGCGTTCATTCTTGGGAAGTAACATATAATCCCATCCTTTCTGACAATATTCTTCATACTCACACCATCCACAAAAATGGTTTGGGTTCTTGGGAAAGTCTGTGGCTTCAACCATGTGCTTCACATCGGTCAGGAAGTCCACGATCTTCATGGGGTTGTACTGAACCGGCATCAGCGTTGGTTCAGAATCTTTCAAGGCCGCTTGCAAGCGGTCACGGAATTGGGAAAGGGTTTCGGTGCTTTTCTGCCTGATCTTTGCCTTGGGAACAATCAGGAAATACATATTCCTGATCCGGTGGCCGGGATGGGTCAGTTCATACCAATACTTGTATTCGTGAAGCTGACCTGAAACGGCGTAGTTCTTGGCGTTGTTGGAATACTTGAAATCGTACAGATCAAACAAGGTTTCATTGGTTCTGGAATCCCAACCACAGGGCCACAGATAATCCATGAAGCCGATGAAATCAGCGTTCCCGATTGGAAGTTCAAAGGTTCCGCCCGGTGGCAACATGGCCTTTGCCTTGGGAATCATGGCTTCCAGCTTCATCATTTCATGAATGTGATCATCCGTCAGAACCGGGAAGCTGTTCTTGTAGAAGTCAAGGGCTTGTTCAACCCCTTCTTCAATGCCGGTGTGAAGGGCGGTGCCAAGGATCAGGGCGTTGTCTGCATCCGTGTTCGGGATCGTGTCTATCCCTTCCACATATCGCAAGCGGTATTTGTATGGGCATCTATCAAAGACTTCAACCCGGCTGTGGGAAACTCGCATTGTTTCACCCCTTTCACAATAGTCTTGAAGGCTTCAAAGCCTTCCGGGTAAAGGATGAACCCGAACCCCTGTGAACCGTTGATTTGGGCCAAGTTACGCTTCTGAAGCACAGATGGGGTTCCATCGGTGGCCTTCAGCTCCACTTCAAGGGCAATGCCCTTCACGGTGATCCGCATATCGGGAAGGCCGCTTTTCACATACCGGCTTCCACCCCAACGCTTTTCATAGAAGCCACAGGGCGGGGCGCTCATGTGGTCAACAGGTTCACCCAAGGGATATATCCCTTCAGCTTCCAGCCATTCCTTCAGGCGATTTTCAAAGTTTTTTTCACCGGCCATCGGCTCACCCCTCCAACATCTGAATCAGGCTGTGAATACCTCTGACTTGGGTGAAGCCCTGAATTTTACCCGTTCCAGCGTAGAATTGGAACAGTTTATCATCAGACTTCCGCCAACAATGGAAATGTCCGGTTTGCTCATTCTTCAGTTGGTATTCAATGCCGTGGGCTTCAAACTGCTGAATGGCATAGGCGATCCGGTCGGGGTTCTTTGCAACCCGTTCTGAATGAACCTGTTTGGCATGATTCTTCAGGGCATCCCATACTTCATCCCTTGCCATCAGCTTCACCTTCTTCCTGTTTGGGAACATAGTCCTTTGCGGCTTTTCCCGGTTCGCAATGCCAATGGCGGGAACAGCAATGGGGAATGGTGCCAATGACGGAGCAATAACCGGGTTCATCGTGAACACAGGTGGCACAAATATCAATCTGCTTTTCCATCGGCTTCACCCCTGAAGTTCCCGTGGGTTTCAATGGAAATTGAAACCCTTCCAAGCACCCGGCGAACATTCCAGCTCACTTCATCAGAAATGGTGCGGTTGATAGTGTTCTGAATCGTTGTTCTCACAAGAGAATCCATGTTGGTTTCATGAATAATCCGGTCAATCGCCCGATCAACTTTTTCAGAAACAATTTCTTCCACAAAGCCTTTGATGGTTTCACGGTTGATCCCGTTATCCGCCAACATTTGGGTTAAAATCTTCCGAAGTTCAATCTGTTCAACGGTCATTACTGCCCACCTTCCTTCAGGGTGATCTTCACATAACCGGCCTTGGCGGTGGTCTTGGAACACTCGGAAGCAATGTCCGGGTATTTCTTCTTCAGCTTGGCGGAATCAATGCTGGTGGCATTGGTGGGCTTCACAAGGGTAAGGTTCAGAACATCGGATTCAAACTTATCCACGCCGAACTTCACCATTGCTTCATACAGCTTGGCCTTCATTTCCTTTTCCTGATCCTCAATAGCCTTCTTGTGGGCGGTCAGGGAAGCAATGGCGTTCAGGGTGGCAAGCTGGGTGTTCTTGAACTCCTGAAGGGCCGTTTCTTCATCGAAGGTGGCCGAACCACAGGCGTTCGGGTTTTCCTGACAGGAATCAGGACAAGTGTGGAAATCCGGGCATTTGTGGCAACACCCATCAAATTTTCCACGAGGGCAAGCATTTTCACATTTGATCATTTTTCGGGTTCTCCTTTCAGATAAACATTCAACTGCTTCAGGCCGAAGGCGGAAGCAGCTTCATGGCTGTCAAAATAAATGTCGATCTGGTTTTCACCGTATTTGTCAATCACCCATTGGGCGGGGCGATCCTGAACGATGTATTCACCCAAGCCTTCCACTTCCACCACGGTTCCCAAGGGAAGCGGGGAAGCACAGGAAACACCGGCTTTCAGTTCCACACCAGCGGCACCATACACAATGCCGTTGGGCCGGTTCTTGGCCCATTCACCGCAACACTTTTCACAGGAACAATAGGCGGTAATTCTGAAACTGCCCAACAGCACCGGTTCAGGTTCGGCGGGTTCTTTCACCAGCGGAGTTTCCACCGGCTCCAAGGTCACATCCGGGGTCACGGCGGTAAGCTGATCCGGTTCAATAGGGGCATCCGGGGCCTTGCCGTTGACAGCAGAACAGCGCCCAAATATAAACCCCATGGCAAGGCCCATCAGAAGGGCCACAAGGAACATCCGCCTGAACCGCTGGTTAAGGGCTTTGCGGCGCTGTTGCCGCTTGCTCATACTTTCTGAATAGTTCATCGGTATAGTCCTTTCTCATTTCCAAAGTGGAAAGAATATCTTCTTCAACCGTTCCCGGACAGATCATCAGGTAATAGAAACAGGGCCGTTCTTGCCCAAGGCGGTGAATACGCTTTTGGGATTGCTCCCACAATTCCGAACCTTGGGGAAGGCTGAAGTAAATGATTTTGTTGGCAAGCTGGAAATTGCCGCCCATTGCACCGGCCTGATACTGAATGAAGGTAATGCTGTTGTGCTGGTAGCGGTAAGCATCCAAGTTCTTTTCTTCACCGGAAAGAACCGACACAGGCCGGTTCAGGCCCTTGGTAATCCCCTTCAGGCGTTCCATTTCTTCCGTGAAGTTATAGAACACAATCAAGCGATCTTCCGTGCTGTTCACCAAATCCCGGAAGGCTTCATAACGGGCCGGGTTATATAGGCCGCAAAGCTGACGGGCGTAAAGGCGGCGGGTCAAACTGGTATCACCAATCAATTCCCGTTCACAATGGGCATTGGAACCGTAGAAATCCGCATCCAGTTCAAATTCACCAAGGTTGGCGCTGTCAATCGCAATATAGCGATCATTCCAGAACTTCCAATAAAAGGGTGAAGGGCGGGTTTTGACCTTGATCCAGTTCCGTTTTGGAAGGCTGATCCCGGCCTGTTCGGTAGTCATGAAAACGGCCCCATGTTCGGCCAGCTTCATCTTCAGCCGGTCAACATTCTTATAGCCGGTAATCTGTTGCCGCCAAAATCCATCGGTTTCAACCCATTCCGTTTGAATGTACTGCTTCCAGAACAGTTCTTTTGAAATCTTCCACCCCAACAGTTGGCATTGGCTCCACAGGTTTTCATACTTGCCGCCCGTGGGGGTGCCTGACAGAAGGATCACATTATCCGGTTTCAGCCCAAGAATGAACTTTGACCGTTTGGCGTTCTCGTTCTGGATCAGGGAACTTTCATCCAACATCAGCGTGAAGCCGGTCAGGGTTTTCAGCACATTCCGCCTGAAAGTCAGTTCGTAGTTGATCACGCCAATCATCAGGGTTGGAACTTCATGCTGAACCTGTTCAAAGAACCATTTGAAGGTTTTGGGGTTGGTCAGGTCGAACACACAATTCCGGGTGTAGTGGTCTTGAAAATGTTCAATCCAGTCTTGAACTTTTGAACATTGGCACACCACCAGATTGATCCGCTTGTTCAGCTTCATCATTTTTTCGGAACCAACAAAGGTTTTCCCAAGGCCCATATCAAGGTAATAGGCCACCCGGTTCTTCCCCTCGGTTTCATCAAGGGCCTGTTGCTGGTGCTGAAACAGGTTAATCATTGATCTGAATGGAATCACCCAAAACCTTTTTGGCGTGGGTGGTGGAACCGAACAGTTTCTTGACCACAGCGGCACAGAAACCGGAATAGTAGTCATAGGAATCCGCTTCCCCACAGGAAACAATGGTTTTGGTGTTGTCGGCCCACAGAATGATTGTCTTGGGGCCGCTATAAATGACCTTCTTGATCTGCGGAAGGCCGGTCTGACGGGAACGGCGGATGTGATTTGCAACGCCAAAGGTGGCGTTAAGATCGGCCTTGATATATTCCATCATGGCATCAGGCAGACTACCCGCCGCAACCACCTTGGATTCAGAGAACCAAAACAGGCCCTTGGAACTTGCGTCATTTGTCTGCTGAAAAAGTTCCACGCCAACCTTCTTGTTCTGCGAAAAGTAATTCTTCACCTTGCCGATGTAGCCGGTGAACTTGCCGCTGTATTCCGCATCAGGCAAGATTTTAACGATCATTCCGATCTGAAGCATATAAACCATCCTTTCATTGGTGAAGCCATTCACGGCGGATGTACTGAATCGCCGTTTCAAAGCCTTCAGACATTTCAGCGGGGCAATCCGGGCTATGCTGGGCGCTCCGCAACTGCTTAATTGCCTTCTTCAGTTCGCCACGGGTGGCGATAGGCGTATAGGGGGGGGGGGAATCGGGCGCAACCACATAGATAATGGCGAAAAAGCAAATCATATCAATGTTGGTGGCGTTCCTGATCAAATCCAACAATTTATCACGGGTGTTATCCATCGGTGTTCCCCTTTCAGGCCGTAAGGCCGAAGAAGGAATTGAACTGATCAGCACCCACATAATCACGGAACTTGGTGGGGTTGATGTAGTAATTCCAGCAAGCACCGGTTCCGGGAACAGCGTTCCCGAAGGGAAGAAGGCCACGCTGAAGGCCGATTCTGACGAACTGATCAGATTTACCCATGCACCGGGCGGCTTCCTTCACGCTGATCTTCTTGATGGGCGGTTCAGCAACCGGGGCGGCTCCATAGCCCATCAGGTAATCAAAGGAAACGCCGGTGGCATCGGCAAGGGCCTTGATACGGTCAGGGCCGGGGGTGTTCTTCCCGGAAAGATATTGGCTGATAGCGGCCTTGGAAGCCCCGGCCTGTTCAGACAGGGCGGATTGGCTCATGTTGGCCTGTTCCATAGCGTTCTTCAAACGCTCTGCAAAGGTGGTCATTGTGCGTACTCCTTTCATTTTTCAAGATTTCCGTGTGTAAACACGGCGGACAGTAAGAAATAACATCCCGGCCCATGTCGGACAGCTTTTCGGGATAGGTCAGGGGAAACATTTCCCCACACTTCTTACAGCGAACTTGGCGGGTGATCATCATTGGCTTACCACCTTGAAATGACCGGGTTCCTTCATCGGTTCCACATCCACGGTGGAAACCAAAGCCCACCAATCAGCTTCCGGGTAAAGATTGCGGTCACTTCTCAAAATGGTTCGATCCTTGAAGTGAACGGCCTTCCAATCCTTGGTGTCAATCAACTTCATTGGTTATCACTCCTGTTCTTCAAAGGCCACTTCACATTCCCCACAGAGAACATGAACTTCCTTGGTGGCCCGGATGATGGTTCCGCAACAAGGGCAAACATATTTGCGGGAACTTGATCCCCCGCCCTTCCGGGAACCTTTCAGCGGATTGGTACGGGGCCGAACCAGACAGAACCCGGACTTGCCAAGGGATTTCACAAAGGCTTCAGCTTGCGGGTTCAGGGTGGTTTTGTGCCATCCGTACTTTTCGCCTTTCTCCACGGTCAGCCCGTGGGCTTCAGCGGTTTCCTTGAACTTCCGGTTGTGGTAGGAACCAGAACGGGAAGTGTCCTGAACATTGTCCTGAAGGTTTTGAAGGTGAACCATTTCGTGAAGCAAGGTTCCACAGGTTTCTTCAAAGGGGCGGTTCAGGTATTCGGCGCACAGGTTGATTTCGTAATAGCCGCCTTCCTTGGTGCCGTCTTGCCACGCCTTCCAACCGGTACACCACCCATAGGCCCCACGGGTATGATCCGGGGAAACGGTGATCACGGGCTTTTCCAGCTTCCCTTCAAAGAAGGCTTTGTTGAACTTTGAAAACAAGGTTTCAAGTTCATCAATAACCGGTTTCAAACTGACTTCATTCATGGTTCTTACTCCTATTGAACACTATATGTGCTCGATTTAGTTAAAAAAAAGTTCCTGCACCGAAACACCAAAGAAGTTGGAAATGCGAACCTTCACTTCATCACGGGGAACCCGTTCATCTCGCTCATACATGGCATAAGAAGATTTGGTGATCCCAAGTTCCTTGGAAATTTCGTCTTGGGTTCTGCTTCCACGCAGTTCCCGAAGTTTCTTGCCAACACTCATATTTGCACATCCTTTCTTCAGAATTAGAACAGCCAAAGCCCCAACAAGCAATTTCCTGGCGGTCATATCTTTTACATGGGGATTGATACCCAATACCCGAAACCATAAACCGGGGGCGCTCATGTTGTCGCTGTTGCCCTGCCATCATCAGCACCGGTGGGGCGGTTCCGGTGGACGGGCCATCAGGCCCGTTTCGGCTTATTCAGCATCCATGTATTTTGCGGAAACCTTAATCATTGATTCTGCAACCGCTTTATCGGTTACACCCCGATAAGTTTTATTGAACAGTATATACACAAGACTAAAGGTTATATCATCAGAAGAATCATAGGCAACTTCAAGAGTAGCTTCCGGGCAATCTTCCATAGTCTTTTCGTGGGGAAGGGTAAAAGCGTGGGGCACACCATAAGTAGTAAGCATTTCATCCAGTTTTTCAAGCAAGGTATCATCCATATCAGGGTGTCCTTCACGATCCTTAATGGTGACATAGGTATCAAAAACATGAACCTTCATTTTCAAATCCTCCCAATCAGTTCGTGCACCTTTTGTGCTCGTCTGATTATCATTATACACGATATGTGCTCAAAGTCAAGCACAACCGAACACAAATTGTGCACAAAGAAATGTGTTACTAATTGTGCACATCGACGGATTGACTTTGTGCACATAATGTGTATAATAAATTATAGAAAGACTTCTGAAAGGGGTGTACTTATGCCGAAGTTTTCTGATCGGTTCAAGCAATTACGAACCGAACGCCGCCTATCTCAACAGAACTTGGCGGATCAGCTTGGTTTTTCTAAAAGTAGTGTAAATATGTATGAACGGGGCGAACGGGAACCGGGCCTTGAATCTATGGAAACCATTGCTGACTATTTCAATGTTGATTTGGATTACCTCATGGGAAGATCAGACATTCCGAACCGGAATGATTGGTTGAAAAGTATCAATAAATCTGTGGTAGTTGAACCTTCACAGCCACAAATGAAGTTTGATAACATCATCCCAATTTCTACAAAGCGTTTCCCCCTACTCGGTGACATTGCGTGTGGAAAACCCATCATGGCAAACGAAGAAAAAGAACTGTATGTAGAAGCCGGGGCCAACATTTCTGCTGATTTCTGTTTACGGGCCAAGGGTGATTCCATGATCGGGGCCAGAATCTATGATGGGGATATTGTTTTCATCAAGAAACAAGAAATGGTGGACAATGGTGAAATTGCCGCTGTTATCATCGAAGATGAAGCAACCCTGAAGCGGGTGAATTATTTCCCTGAAAAGAACCTTCTGATCCTGAAGGCTGAAAACTCCAAGTATGAAGATTTGGTTTATACGGGTGAACAGTTGGATCATATCATCATTCTTGGTAAGGCCGTGGCCTTCCAAAGTGATATTAGATAGAAGGTGGCTGGGTGAAGAAGTTTTTGAAAGGCTTTGGGATCTTCTTTTTCAGTTTCGGGTTTATCGTCTACACAATCATGTTTTTTACGGAAGCGCCAGAACTCCGCCCCGTGTTCATCATAATGGATGTCATTATGGGGTTCTTCCTGTTCCTGCTTCTGCGAAAAAGAAAGCCAAGACAGAAGGCCCCACCCAAAACAGAACCCACCGTTCAGGTTCATTCCAATCTGAACCCGGAACGGGCTATTAAATCCATGCCGGGGGCCTACACCGTAGCAGAAGCCAAAAATCATGTGCGGATTGTTCAAGATTGTTTGAACATCTTTGAAAAGACGAAGAACCTTGAAACATTCTTTTCCCGCTATGAATATGGTATGCAAATAGCCTTGACGGTGGATCAAGCGGCCAAGGCCGGGATCATCCCTTACACATCTGATCTTCCAGCTTCTTTCTTCAAGGCGGCTGATAGTCAGAAAGAACGGGTTTTGTTAGATTCCTATTCTGATCAGAAAGCCAAGATTGATGAACTGAAAACCGCAAAGGCCAAAGCCACCCATTGGAACCGGTATCTGAACACCCTGAAAGAATACGAAGATCAATATTCCATGAACCCTGATTCCGAATATCCTGAAGTTCTGGAACAGGTCAAAGGTGAACTTGCCAAACTCGATCTGTCCACATCCGTTCCGCCGTCCAATCCCTGAAAACACAGGAAAATCAAGGCTTTGGAACAGGTGGAACAGATAAAGCGCCGGTTCTCTATATACTCTTTTTCTTTTATATATTTTTTTATCTACTCTTTGAAGTAATATAATATCCGTTCCAAGTGTTCCATTCTCTCAAAGCCACACCCCGCAAGGATTTTAAGCGGAACGGATATGGAACAAATGCAAAAAAAAATGACCGCCCCCGGTCTTGCACACCGGAAGCGGTCAGGCGAAACAAACCCTTTTGAAGTTAATGTTTCAAAGCCCTTTGAACATTATATCACATGGGGTTTAGCTTTGCCATACCCAATTTTGAAAGTTCAGGTGATATAATGCGAAATCCAAACGGGTATGGAACGGTTGCAAAGCTATCAGGCCAACGCCGCCGCCCATACATTGTGAAGAAAACCATAGGCTGGAATGACAAAGGCCACCCCATCTATGACATTATCGGCTATGCTGAAACCCGTGAAGCCGGGAACATCATGCTTGCTGAATACAACCGTGATCCTTGGGATGTTGACCGGGCCAAGATCACCCTTCAACAGCTTTTTGACCTCTGGAAAGAAAAGAAGGCCCCGAAGCTGGGGGAATCCAACCGTTCTTCCCTCTGTTCAGCGTTCAAGCATTGTTCAGCGTATGTGAACAAACCTTACAAGCAACTGCGATCCTACCAAATGCAAGAAACCATTGATGGTTGTGGGAAAGGGTATAGCACCCAAGCGGCCATCAAGAACTTGTGGGGCCACCTTGACCGGTTCGCCCTTGAAATGGATATAATAAACCGGTGCTTCTCCGAACTTCTGACTTCTGATCCAATACCGCCCACCAGCCGCCTTCCGTTCACCAACGATGAAATCAAAACGGTGTGGGAACATCAGTCTGATCCTTGGGTTGATACTGTTTTGATCTTGCTATATTCCGGGTGGCGTATCTCTGAATTTTTGAACCTGAAACCTGAAGATATAGACTTGAAGGAAGGCACGATGAAGGGCGGCACCAAAACGAAAGCCGGTAAGAACCGCATTGTTCCCATCCATCCAAAGATCAGGCCCTTGATTGAACGGCGGCTTGCCGAAGGTGGCCCCCGGCTGATCAGCTACAGCGGGAAGATTTGCAATCAAACCCAATACCGGATATTTTGGGCGGATATTATGAAGGCCCTGAAGATGAACCATACCCCGCACGAATGCCGCCACACCTTTGAAACCAAATTGGATAGCGCCGGAGCCAACCGGAAATGTATTGATTTGCTCATGGGTCATGTGTCCAAGGACACGGGAAACCGGGTCTATAATCACAAGACTTTGGACGAACTGAAGGCCACCGTGAAACTGATTCCATAGGGTTCAAACCGGTGAACATTTTAGGCCGCTGAACGCTGAACTATGCACACATTAGTAACAAGAAAACCCCGAACCCCTGAAAAATAAAGGGTTCGGGGTTCGTCTGTTTTTATTATACCATGTCATAGAGGAAATGGGGCATGATGTTGCAGTTATCAACTATGTTTCTGATAAAGTAAACCACAAAAAAACACGAACCATAACGCCAAAGGCCATTCTAATTGAAATGTTATCGAAGTGTTTTCTAAAAAGTGCAAGACCGTCGTATCAGGAGTTTGAGCAAAAGCTGAAAATGTACCCAAGTCAGGTGGTTTCCAGCACTGAGCAAATGAGTGAACTGAGCAAGGGACTGGACAGAATAATTGTGGGAAGCGATCAGGTGTGGAATCCGGTTGTGACAGGACATGATTTGAATTTTTACCTTGAGTTCTGTTCAGAACCGGAGAAAAAGGCATCGTATGCAGCCAGTTTTGGCTACATGCAGGCGGATCCGGAATACGAAGAGAAAATCTCTGAACTTCTCAAAGAATTCGCCTTTTTAAGTGTTCGAGAAAAAGATGGACAGGATATTGTCAAATCCCTTACTGGACGCAAGGCAGAATTGGTCTTGGATCCCACATTGCTTGTATCGGCAGACTATTTAAAAGGCGAAATGGAACCGTGTCATAGAAAAAAGAAATATGTTTTGTTTTTCTGTATTAAGCCGAGTGTGGGACTTCGTGAAAAAGCAGAACAATATGCAAATAAATATGGCTATGAATTGGTGACAGTCGGGGGAAGAATCAAAGAACGATTTGATCCCCGAAAGCATCCTGAATATGGTGTTGGACCCAAGGAATTTCTGGGTTTAATAAATGGGGCACAGTGTGTGTTTACTAATTCGTTTCACGGTATGGCAATTTCAGTGGCATTGCATAGAGATTTCTTTGTGGAATTCTCTTCGGATACCAATTCACGTCTGGTGAATTTAACTGAAATGCTTGGAATGGAGAATCGTGTTGTAAGAGACAAAACCCCGTTAGAGGAAAAGATTGACTACACACATGCTGACGAAGTGTTGCAACAAGAGCGCAAGGTTTCGATGCAATATCTGGAAAAAGTGCTTCAGTAATTAAGAGGAAAACATGAACAGAACACAAAAATTTGCATTAAATTCGTTAACTTCTATGATATCACAGATTGTAGTTATGGCTGCGGGCATGATTACACCCCGTCTGATGATTGCTACATATGGCTCAGAAATGAATGGACTGGTGAGTTCATTAAACCAATTTATTTCATACATAACGCTGGTTGAAGCTGGAATCGGTGGAGCGGCTATCTACTCGCTATACAAGCCTCTTGCGGAGGAAGACCATGCTCGAATAAGCAGTATAGTAGTGGCTGCAAAAAAGAGCTACCGGCAGGCCGGATATATTTTCTCGGCGGGTATTTTTATTCTGGCTGTTGTTTATGGCCTCCTTTCGAATGCAGAGTCTGTCACTTTTGGTACGATTTTTACTCTGGCAATTATTTTAGGAATCAACGGCTGCTTCGATTTTTTCTTTGTAGCGGGCGATAGAGTCTTGCTGACAGCGGATCAAAGAAATTATGTTATTTCATTTGCAACAATCATTAATACGGTGTTAAGAACGGTAATTATTTGTGTAATGACAGCGCATCAGATGAACATTTTACTGTTATACGGATGTGCGTCAGCGCTTGTCATTATCAAAGCAGGAATTATCGTATGTTATTCTCATAATAATTATACATATCTTGACAAAAAAGCTGTGCCGGATAGAGGCGCGATGGAAAAGCGCTGGGAGGTAATCTATCAACAGATATTAGGAATTATCCAAACGGGTGCGCCGACAGTTCTCGCCACAATTTTGTTGAATTTGGTTTCTGTCAGTGTGTATTCAATTTATAATATGGTGATTTCTGGGCTTAATGGTGTTCTAAGTATCTTTATATCGGGATTGCCTGCTGGATTTGGAGATCTAATTGCACGGAGAGAAGAAACGACCCTAAGAAAAACTGTATCGGAATTTGAGGTGGCATATTACTATATCTTATCGATAGTGTACGGTCTGGCATTCGCTTTGATAATGCCCTTTGTGTCGGTATATACAAAGGGTCTATCTGATGCGAATTACTACTATCCTCTTTTGGGTGCTGTTATTGTTCTTAATGGATTGTTATACAATATCAAAACACCCCAGAGTATGTTAATTGTATCTGCAGGAATGTACAAAGAAACAAGATGGCGGGTAACAATCCAAGGGTTAATCATTATAGTGTTTGGCGCGATAGGCGGACGATTGGCAGGTATGGTTGGAATAATGCTTGGATCCTGTCTTTCTAATCTGTATAGAACGATTGACTTGTTGTTTTTTACACCAAAGTATATAACGCACGCATCGCCATTAAAATCATTGCTTCGGATGCTTCTGGTGATGGTGAATATTATTGTGATTTATGGCCTATCGTTAGTCTATAGTCCACAGTGCATGAGTTATCTGCAATGGTTCAAATTAGCAATAATATATGGCGTTTGGGCAGTTGTAGTGGTCACTGCTAGCGCTTATGCGTTTGAAAAGAAAGAATTTATTTCCGTGATGAAGAGAATGCTTTCTTTGGTAAAACGAAAGGTGTGAAATAGATGCTAGAAGGCGTAAAAAAAGAATTTTGTTACGGATGCTCAGCATGCGCTACGGTTTGTCCTAAAAATTCAATTGAGATGATACCCGATGAAGAAGGGTTTAAGTATCCGGTAGTTGATAATGTAAAATGCGTAGGCTGTGGTTTGTGTGAAAAGGCTTGCCCTGTTTTGAAACCCAAAGGTAACGTGAGCAGCACAGTTCAAAAGGCCTACGGAGTGAAACATAATAACGAAAACGTACTTCGAACAAGTGCAAGCGGAGGATTCTTTACGGCGATATCTGATGTCATATTGGCAGAAGGCGGTGTTATCTATGGGGCTGCCTTCGACGACGACATGGTGGTAAGACATTTCAGAGCAACAACTGCTTTAGAACGAGACCGGATGAAGGGCTCAAAGTATGTTCAAAGTGATATAGGAGACACATATCTTCTAATAAAAAAGGATTTACAAGATGGTAAAAAGGTCCTCTTTACAGGCACGCCTTGTCAAACAGATGGTTTAAGACGAGCACTTCAAGGCAGAACGGACAACCTAATTTGTGTTGACTTGATCTGCCACGGTACACCGAGTCCGTTGGTATTTGCCGATCATATAAAAATGATTGAGGCTAAAACGCATAAGCGTGTTATAAACTATTGCTTCCGACCAAAAAAATGGTCATGGCATGTCCATAGAGAAATAGCATACTTGAGCAATGGAAAGGAATATCATTCAAACGCATACTCGGATTTGTGGCGGACGATTTACTATATGAAGTTGGCGACGAAATTATCATGTCATCATTGTCAGTATTCGTGCCTTAATCGTCCAGGTGACCTTACAATGGGAGATTGTCGAGGCATTGATGCTGTTTGTCCTGGGTTTGGAAGCAATGAGGGTGTGTCACTTGTACTGGTAAATACTCCAACAGGTGTGGAGTATTTTGAAAAAGTCCGATCAGCCATGAAGGTAATTGAAATATCGATTGATGATGTTATGCAACCTCCGTTGAGAGAACCGAGCAAGCAAAGTGGAAATCGTATGAAGTTCATGTCTGTATACCGGAATAAGGGGTATATGTCTGCAGTACATGCATGTTTGGGAAGATTATATTATCTAAAATACAACGTCAAAAAACTACTGAATAAGAACTGATGTGATTAATAGAATATGTGTGAGGATTAGATCATGCTAAAGAAATTGGTAAAAAAGATAGTGATGGGACATAAGGCTGACTGCGAAAGCTATCTGGCATTTTTGAAGCGGGGGGGGGGGCAACTGTTGGCGATAATGTGAGAATCTTTACTCCTTCGCAGACGCACATTGATGACCAGGCACTCCATCTCCTTCATATTGGATCGAATGTAGTAATTACTGGGCCGGTTACCATTTTGACGCATGATTATAGTTCTTTTGTGTGTATGAGACGTTACCCGGAAAGAGAACGCGCAGTTGCAGCGATGAGATCTGTAACGATTGGTGATAATGTGTTTGTTGGGTGGGGAGCCACAATTCTCCCGGGCACTACAATTGGAGAAAATACAATTATCGGTGCGGGAGCTGTAGTATCTGGCAATATTGAAGCGGATTCTGTTTATGCGGGAAATCCGGCGAGAAAAATAATGACGTTGGAAGATTTTTATCAAAGACGAATTGCTCGGCAAGAAGGAGAAGCAAGAAATATCTACAAGTCCTATCTGAATAGCTTCGGAAAAGAACCGACTGCAGAATGCTTTTACGGATATGAATCGTTATGGGCAAGGTCAAGGTATTCTCATTGTAGATATGACTCATATTCGAATTTCTGCGATTCAATTAAAGAACAAATCATGGAGGGAAAAAACAAATGATTATCACGAAAACACCATTTCGGATGTCCTTCTTCGGTGGCGGCACCGATATGGAAAGCTTTTTTAGGGAGAATGGTGGTGCTGTACTTTCCACTACCTTCGACAAATACTGCTATGTGAACGTTCGTCATTTGCCGCGGTTCTTTGATTATTCTACAGAGCTTTCCTACTCAAAGACGGAACGTGTGACAAACATCGATGATATTCAGCATCCGGCGATTCGAAATGCGATGAAGATGCTTGATATGCATGAGATTCGTCTTACATATGAAGCAGATCTTCCGGCTCGTTCTGGTCTTGGCACCTCTAGCTCTTTTGCGGTTGGAATGTTGAATGCATTCTATGCACTCAAGGGAAAATATGCTGATAAGAAAAAGTTGGCGGACGAAGCAATTTACCTTGAGCGCAACTTGTGTCAGGAGGCCGGTGGCTGGCAAGATCAGATTGCGGCTTCCTTTGGTGGTTTCAACCGCATCAACTTCAATGCAGATGGCTACGAAGTACTGCCTGTTATCATTTCGCCGGAACGCAAAAAGCAGCTTAATAAGAATCTGATGATGTTCTTTACGGGCTTTACTCGTTTCTCTTCCGATGTTCAGAAAGCAAACGCTGTAGGAAAGCAGGATAAGACTGCTCAACTTAAGGAAATGCTTGCGCTCGTTGATGATGCGGAGCGTGTTTTGACGGACAAGAACACTGACCTCGATGATTTTGGCAGAATGCTTGATCACACTTGGAAACTGAAACGTCAAACCGGTTCGGCTGTTTCGACTAATAGCATTGATGAACTGTACGCAAAAGGCATGGCTGCCGGCGCACTGGGCGGAAAACTGCTCGGTGCTGGTGGCGGAGGATTCCTTGTGTTCTATGTGCAGCCGGATCACCAGGATGCTGTTCGTTGGGCGATGCGGGATTTGATGTACATCCCATTTGAGTTTGAAGACGGCGGTACTAGAGTGATTCATTATACACCGGAAATGTACGAGCCCAAAAACTGAACAATGGGAGGACAAAATGAAATCCCGGAGGATTTTGCTATGGGGATGGTTTGGTTTTGAAAATTTAGGAGATGATCTTCTTCTAAATACGATGCTAGAAAACTTGTCTCCCTATTCCGGAACAATTACAGTTCCGATGCGTTCACAGTACGATATAAAACATCAAAACGTAAAGCAGATTGAGCGAAATTACACAGCATTGTTTAGAGAAATTCCCCATAATGATATGCTGATTATTGGCCCGGGTGGATTGTTTCCATTCGATAATCCTAGGAAAGTTGCTATTTACTTTTTTACTGCGTTATTGTGGAAAGTCTTTGGACGAAAAGTAGCATTTTTTGGGGTGGGCATTTCAGAACGCATGGGTTCATTCAGTAAAGCAATTTGGCGAGCAACTGCGGCGATATCGGACTTGTTTATAACTCGAAGTCCTGCAGTTGTTGAAAAAATTGGATGTATCGAATCACCTAAAATACATACAATGGCGGATACAGTATTTGCGTCATCTATGAGATTCAAGAATTCCTGTTGCGAGGATAGGGTGGGAATATTTGTTGCAAATCTTGAGCAGCAGGGAATGGAAGATGAGTACAAGTCTTCGGTAACAACATGGCAGGGCGTTGTTTCTGAATTGTTGGATAGAGGGTTTGCAGTTGATCTGCTTGCGTTTACAAGAGGATCTGATGATAGATTGATTTCGGATATTGCAGCTGCTTTTAGTAATCGGGGGGGGGTACAGACGATCCCCTACGAGAATGCGCTTAGTGCAGTTGAAGGACTAAACAGATATAAAATAACGATATCAATGAGATTTCATGCATTGGTGTTATCCTTACTTGCAAATGTACCAACTGTTCCGATTGCGTATGGCGAAAAGACATATTTGCTTGCGGAGAAAAGTGGACTGTCTAAGTATGCAATAGTCTGGAATAGCTTCCAAAAAGAGTATTACGGATATACGCAGGATGCACCACTAAGCGAATTAGTGAAAAGAATTGATTTGCTAATTACAAATCGTGACGATGCTCAAAATGACATGAGACAAAGCAGGGAAGCGTTTAAAACTTCGGCAACTTACGCAATGAAACAGCTGATAGAATTAGCCATTCAGGAATAAAAATGAGGTTTAACTAGATGAAAACAGTAATAATGGCCGGAGGCAGGGGCACCCGGATTTCCTCTGTTGCCAGTGATATCCCCAAGCCGATGATAAAAATCGAAGGAAAGCCTGTTCTGGAACGTGAGCTGGAGTGTCTGCGCGACCAAGGATTCACAGACATTATTTTGACCGTCTCTCATCTCGGAAACATCATCATGGACTATTTTGGTGATGGTTCAGGCGTATCTCCGGCAACAGGGAAGCTCTTCGGTGTTCATATTGAATACTATTTTGAGAAGGAGCCGCTAGGCAATGCTGGTGCACTTTTCAAAATCAAGGATAAGCTGGATTCGGACTTCCTTCTTTTGAATGCAGATGCGGTGTTCGATGTGGATTTCAATCGATTCGTAGCCTTCCATAAACAGCATGGCGGTTTGGTTACTCTTTTCACGCATCCGAATAGCCATCCTTATGATAGCGGACTCATTATTGCTGATAAAAATGGGGCAGTCGAGCGATGGCTGGCTAAGGAAGATGAACGGCCGGAATACTATCGCAACCGTGTCAATGCTGGACTTCATGTTATCAATCCGAGCATTTTAGATCATTCGGGGATTGATGCGGACAAGGTTGGCGCTGTGGGAGAGAATGGGAAACCGATCAAGGTTGACTTGGATCGACAGCTTCTTAAGCCGTTGGCCGGAACCGGTAAGATGTTCTGCTACGATAGCCCTGAATATGTGAAGGACATGGGGACACCCGAACGCTATTATTCCGTATGTGAGGATTACAAAACTGGTCGTGTTTCCGGAAAGAATCTGAAGAATAAGCAGAAAGCGGTGTTCCTTGATCGGGACGGTACTATCAATAAATATGTAGGCTTCCTACGGAATATAGACGAGTTCGAACTGATGGACGGCGTGACAGATGCAATCAAAAAGGTCAACGCCTCCGGTTATTTGGCAATCGTTGTTACGAATCAGCCTGTGATTGCTCGTGGTGAAGTGTCCTTTGAAGAACTCGAAGAGATTCACAACAAAATGGAGACACTTCTAGGCAAAGAAGGCGCATATCTGGATGCCATCTACTTCTGCCCACACCATCCGCATAAGGGATATGAAGGGGAGCGTCCAGAACTGAAGTTTGACTGTGATTGCCGCAAACCGAAACCTGGAATGCTGCTGAATGCAGCACGGGACTTTAACATTGAACTGTCGCAGTCTTGGATGATTGGCGATGGGGAAAATGATATCAAGGCGGGTCAGAATGCCGGATGTCAGACTGCTTTGATTGGTTCTGAGTCCTACGGACAGACTGTGACGGTATCGTCTTTGAAGGACTTTGTGGAAAAATATCTGAAATAAGAGGGAGATTGTAGCTATGCGTGAATTGGATAACCGACTGATGAGACATATCGACCTGTTGGTAGAACGATACCCCTCTTTAGAATCTGCGAAGAATGATATTGTTGCCGCATACCTTTTGCTGGAGGAGTCCTATGAGAACGGTGGAAAGCTTCTTGTGGCCGGCAATGGTGGTTCTGCAGCAGATGCGGAGCATATCGTTGGTGAACTGATGAAGGGCTTTAAGCTGTCTCGTAAGCCCGAAACTGATTTTGCAGAAAGGCTGGTCGCCGAGAATCAGGAACTCGGTTCTGTTCTGGCAGAAAACCTGCAGGGGGCACTTCCTGCAATTGCACTGGATGGTCATCCCGCCCTGTCCACAGCCTATATGAATGACTGTGAACCTCTACTCTGCTTCGCACAGCAGGTCAATGGTTACGGTAAATCCGGGGATGTGTTCCTTGGCATTTCCACCAGTGGTAACAGTAAAAATGTGCTGTATGCGGCGACAACCGCACACGCTAAGGGAATGAAGGTCATTGGACTGACGGGAGCAAAGGACAGCAAACTGAAGGATATGAGCGATGTGTGCATCAAGGCTCCGCAGACCGAGACCTATATGATTCAGGAACTGCATTTGCCTATCTATCATTGCCTGTGCCTGATGTTGGAAGATAAGTTTTTTGCGTGATTATGACTAAGCCGTGCTCAAAGCATGGCAACGCCATCCGAAAATGCTGCCTCTACGTGGCGGATGGCAGGCAACGGGATCCACTTCCGGCTAAAGCATATGATCGTCAATTCACTCTTTGGATGAGGAAAACTATAATGGGAAAGTATTTTGGGACTGATGGCTTCCGTGGCGAAGCCGGAATCACGCTGACCGCTGACCATGCCTACAAGGTGGGGCGTTTCCTCGGCTGGTACTACAACGCACTACGCGAGCGCAACGGCAATAACGAGCCTGCCCGCATCGTCATTGGTAAGGACACTCGCCGCAGCTCTTATATGTTCGAGTATAGTCTGGTGGCTGGTCTGACCGCTTCCGGCGCAGATGCCTACCTGCTGCACGTCACTACCACCCCTTCCGTGGCCTATATTGCCCGTGTAGACGACTTCGACTGTGGTATCATGATCTCTGCCAGCCATAATCCCTACTACGACAACGGCATCAAGCTGATTGACTGCTATGGCGAGAAGATGCCGGAGGAGATCTTGCTGCTGGTGGAGGATTACATTGACGGAAAGCTCCATGTGTTCGACAAGGACTGGCCGGAGCTGCCCTTTGCCCATCGGGAACACATCGGCTGCACTGTGGACTATGTGTCTGGCCGCAACCGCTACATGGGATATCTGATCAGCCTCGGCATCTATTCCTTCAAGGGCGTCAAGGTTGGTCTGGACTGCGCCAACGGCAGTTCCTGGAATATCGCCAAGTCTGTGTTCGATGCTCTGGGGGCGGACACCTATGTCATCAATGCACAGCCCAACGGTCTGAACATCAACAACAATGCTGGTTCTACCCACATTGAGGGCCTGCAGAAGTTCGTGGTTGAAAAGGGCCTGGACATCGGTTTTGCCTATGACGGCGATGCTGACCGTTGCCTGTGTGTGGATGAAAAGGGTAATGTGATCACCGGAGATCATATCCTCTATATCTACGGCTGCTATATGAAGGAGCGTGGCAAGCTGCTGACCAATACCGTCGTTACCACGGTCATGTCCAACTTTGGCCTGTATAAGGCTTTTGATGAGAAGGGCATCGGCTACGCCAAGACCGCTGTGGGCGACAAGTACGTCTATGAGTACATGGCTAAGAACGGCTGCCGCATTGGTGGTGAGCAGAGCGGTCACATCATCTTCTCCAAGTACGCCAGCACCGGTGATGGTATCCTGACCAGCCTGAAGATGATGGAAGTTATGCTGGCGAAGAAGCTGCCCATGAGCAAGCTTGCCGAGCCTCTGAAGATTTATCCGCAGGTTCTGGAGAATGTCCGTGTGACCGACAAGAAAGCCGCACAGGATGATGAAGCAGTGCAGGCAGCGGTCAAGGCCGTGGCCGAGGCACTGGGTGACACCGGCCGCATTCTGGTCCGTGAGTCCGGCACCGAGCCGGTCGTCCGCGTCATGGTGGAAGCACCTGACCACGACACCTGCCAGAAGTATGTTTCTCAGGTCGTGGAGACCATTAAGAGCAGAGGCTACGGAGTTTGAGTGCAAACCTGAAGCGAGGATGCGGAATCCTGCTGATTGCATCTGTGGTTCTTCTTTCTATCTTGGCGTTGTTGCCCGATGCGGATGTTGACCACGATGCAGGATACATTGCTTCAGAGCTGAGTATCCGAGAAACCGTAGATGGAAGCGTGACCAGCACAAGCTATGTAAATCCTGATGGGGTAATCACAGAAGCTATTGATATGGGCTATGCGACCGTGTGTAGAATGCGGGATGATAACGACCGAGTTGTAGAGGAACGTTATCTTGATGCAAGCGGAAAACCTGTGGCAAGGTATGGAGATTACTACGGATTATCGTATAAATTCGATGAAATGAGTACGGTAATCACATATCTTGACGCAGAGGGAAACCCGATAGAACGCAGTGACGGATACTCTACTATAGTCAGAACGCAGGCTGGTGGCAGGGCTTCCGATGATTTCTACTACGATTTGAATGGACAGCAGATACAGTGCTCCGGTGGATATTACGGAATTCATTGTGAGTATAATGCTGAAAGACAGAGCACTAGTTTGACTTTTCTCGGTGAAGATGGTCATGCAGTGTGTATATCATCTGGATATGCGATTAAGACTTATCAGCGCGATGAGGATGGAACGGTTGTCGGTGAGCAGTATTTTGACATAGAAGGGAACCCGGCGAGGTCTTTGCTTGGTCAGTACGGCGAGTTATACCAGCGCAACGAGCAAGGATACATCGGCCGGATTACCTATCTTGACGCAGATGGCAATCCCGCCCCTACCAATGCAGGCTATGCCATCCTCAAACGTACCTATTATAGAGATGGCACAGCAGACACGGATATGTATTTTGATGTGGAGGGCAACCCAAAGGCTTTATCTAAAGGGCAGTACGGCATCAAGCGCAGTGGTGATGTGAACCTTCTGCTTGACAAAAACGGCAACATTATGCTGTGTGTGGACAACCTTCTGAATGGCTTTCCGTGCATGGTAGTTGTTTTGGGTTGCGTTGTCTGCTTGCTGATGATTGTTCTTCCGAAGAGTTTAAGCGTAGTACTGACGAGTGTTTATGCGGCTTTCATTCTTTATGAAACACTGATGTTTCGTGAGTCAGGAGATGCAAGGACGAATCTTGTCCTCTTTTCCTATGCTGGGAAGTTCTTGAAAGAGCAATCTGTGAGAGTGGGGGTTGTCAATAACATCTGGCTGTTCATTCCACTTGGAACGGGACTGTATAGGGGGATTCAGAAGAAGTGGGTGTTGCTGATTCCCTTCGTGATGTCTGTGGCAATCGAAACGACCCAGTATATTACGGGACTTGGCATCGCAGAGTTCGATGATGTGTTCGGTAATACGATGGGTGGTTGGATCGGTGTGCTGGTGGCGTACATCATAATGATGTGGCGTAGCGAGAAGGTTAGTCATCGTCCTCAAAGCTACTCCATCCTATGAAGATTTCCTCTGCCTCCTCTAATTTTGACCAATCAAGGTATTGCCCACATCGATGGCAGTACCCTTGGTATTCTCGCTCTATGCAGACATCGCACCTTGGACAGACAGAGAATATGTTTTCATCTCGATAGATGCGTACTGCGGTTACAGTTCTGGGTAGACGGTATGTAGGGGAGAGCAACAGATCAAGGATGACGTGAGCCAGAGTTGGTTTTACTGGATAGTCCATCCATTCCTCATCGTCAAAATCTGAATCATCTTCTTGTGGATCAGCATCGATCTCATGCAGATAAGTGCTGATTTTCGAGGAAATAGTTTTAAGGATAGCAGATTTCTTGAGCAATGTTTTCATTATAATCACCTCTGCGTTTAACCATAGATGATTATTTGACTGTGGTGTTGTATATTTGCTTATGAAATCTTGGCCATGCTTCAGCATGGCTACGCCATCCAGATATGCTGCCTCTACGTGGCGGATGGCAGGCAACGGAGTGTGTACGCAATCTCCGGCAAAAGCATAAGAACAACTTTGAAATGGAGTGTGAACAAAAAAACTAGACTAGGAAAGGACGGTTTGAAAAGCTAAAACCCAATGAACGACTTCGGCCCGAAGCGCCCGATGTCGGAAGATGCACTGTGTGAATCGACTGACACCGTAAAAGCGAAGCGCGGCCGACCGAAGAAAAAACCCGGATATGACAGAGCTGAGGTTATTGACGAACTGTTGGTGAAAGCTGTCGAATTCTTTGGCACACCCTTTGATGATCGGGAAGAACGTCCAGAAGATGCTCCGACCATTATGTCCGTGGCGGATGCTTTGCAGATAACTCCCATCAAGGTTCGCAAGATGCTGATTACGACCGGATATTATAGCACAGTGATGAGTCGAAGGATTCAGACTCTGCGAGATAAAGGCTATAGCATTCAGGCAATCATGGAGGAGACTGGGCTTGGGAAGGCATCTGTGAATGGATACCTGCCATACACAAAAGGTGTCTACAAGCTGGACAGTCCAACTCTCTACGCAGAGCAGGGGAGACTGTTTCGTCTCAGAAAAGCCGCCTGTGAGAGTTTGTGGGAGCACATGGAAACTGAGAATGCGGAGATGTACTTGTGGGAAACAATTGAAGTTTTCTCTAAGTATCCGTTTGTTACGGAAAAAGGCTTGCCACTGAAGTACACCGTGAGAGGAGGAGAAATCTTCTTCAATCGAAAAGAGAAGAGCGTGACTAAAGCGACGGTGATGAAGGCGTTCCGTCAGGCGAGGCAGATTCAAGCGGAAAAAGGCTTTGTCAAGGGGCCAAAGGAACTGGGGACTTTTGGCGCAAGTTATCTTTACCCAGTATTTCTTCGGATTGGCGTGTGCAAGAAAAGCCCTGATAAAAAATAAAAAATGGAAATTAAGCGTCAATTGGGTTTTAGAATATAAAATTGGATTGAAAAGAAAAAACGTCAAAAGTCTTGGAAGCTCTTGAGTAAGAAAGATTCGGAAAGATCTTTTGGAATATAGATTGGATTAACAAGAAAATGAAGGAGATGCAAAAATGAATTCAGATGAAAAGCTGGTGGTGCGAACCAAAAAGAACGACACACTTGGAAACTTCATTCAGGAATGCCGACAGCGGTATGGCTGGACACAGGAAGAACTGGGGTGGCGCACCGGAATCACGAGGGAACATGTAGGTCGCATTGAAAGGGGCAAGTGTATCCCTTCGATCCAAACACTATATGATTTGGAAAAGGCCTTGAATCTTCCTGAGTGCTCTCTGGTAAAAAGAGTAAATGGGCAAGCGGAGGTGGCTGTCTCGCATGGGTCAGAGGAGAAGGAACAGGTGGGACGTGCCTGTCGAGAGTTGGAACACGCCTTGACTGCGAATCTGACGAAATCGAATCTGCGGAAGGCAAGTGATGCCATCAGTACCATTGCCAAAATGCTGAATGATGCTGAACCGGCCTCTGACGAAAAATAATCTGTGAGATGTCTCTCAAAAGAGACATGGGTGTCCTTGAGAGTAAAGCCCCACAGAGATAGAATTATAGATAAAGGAATAAGCAGTAAATCGGTGCATTTTCAGCGCATCAGGAGGCAGTACATATGGATCAGGCAACAAACATGGAAACACGGCTTGCAGGGCCAGTTCCGCAGGAACCTGCCCTTGCGCAAAGCGGCTCCAATGTGCTGCGCCGTCACATCAAGGAGAACCCTAGGAAAGCAATCCTTGCCCGTCACCGTCTGTGGTTGGACAGCATCCCGCATGAATATCCCATGCCATATACCCCGTATAAAATCGGGGTGTACATCCGGTATTTCAATCAGACCCGGCATGAGAATTATCTGGAAAAGCACATCCAGCAGTATATGGACGATATTGCCCTGTGTCCGCAGTGGACGCTGGTGGATTTCTATGTGGATAAGGGAATGACTGCCCCGCATATGGAGTACTCGAAAGAGTGGTGTCGTCTGCTGGAGGATTGCTTCACTGGCAAGGTGAATCTCATCGTTACGCAGAAGGTCAGCAATGTGTCAAGTGACTGGAAAGAGATGACCTTTATGGCACGGATGCTGGCGGCGCAGGAACATCCCGTGGGAATCTACTTCATTTCTGAGGATATTTTTACGCTGGCCTCATATTACCAGCCTGACTTGCGGGATATGGGCCTGCTTCCGGAGGGCTGGCAGCCCCTCCCGGCGGATGAAATGGACGAGCCGATGCTTTCGACCCTGCCGAAGCCTGCCATGCCGGAACGGGCAGAGCAACTGCGCCTTGACGAAGAAACGGATGCAATGGAGTGAGCCGAGTGGAAAAGACAGAACTGACAAATGCCCAAAAGCAGAACCGGGTGCGGCAGCGCATCTCGCAGGCTTCGATTGATCCGGATAAATACGAGTACATCCCGGCGAAGGAGCAGAACGACCATGTGAAGGCCGACCAGTATCAGCGTGTCGCCATCTACGCCCGTGTCTCTACAGATAACCCCATGCAGACCACATCCTTTGAACTGCAGCAGAAGTATTACGAGGAACTGGTGGCGCAGCATCCTCAGTGGGTGCTGGTGAAGATCTACGCAGACGAAGGAAAATCCGGCACCACCATGCAGCATCGGGATGGGTTTAATGAGATGCTGGCAGATGCGGATGCCGGAAAAATCGACCTGATCATTGTAAAGAATATCTCTCGCTTTGCCCGTAATGTGGTGGACTGCCTGAGCATCATCCGCAAGCTGTCCGAGAAGAAGATCGGCGTGCTGTTCGAGTCGGAAGCAATCTACTCCCTGAACGATGATTCTCACATGGCTCTGTCCTTTCAGGCCACCATTGCAGAGCAGGAATCCCGTACCCGCAGCCGGAGCATGGAAACTTCGCTGCGGATGCGGCTGGACCACGGCCTGCCTTTGACTCCGGAGCTGCTGGGTTTTGTGAAGAATGAGGACGGCAAGCTTGTCGTCAACCCGGAGACCTACAAGATCCCCAAACTCATGTTCTATATGTACCTGTACGGATATTCCACCCAGCAGATCGCAGACATTCTCACGAAGCTCAGCAAGCGGACGTATCTGGGCAATCTGAAGTGGACGGCTTCCGGGGTGGCTGCCAGTATGCGGAACGAGCGCTACTGCGGAGATGTACTGACCCGCAAGCGGTTCACCAAGTTCGCAGCGGATGTCCATGACCAGAAGTCTTTCAAGAACCGTGGAGAAAAGCCCCAGAGCCATTATCAGGATGACCATGAAGCCATCATCGACCGGAACGACTTTCTGGCAGTCCAGCGCATCATGAACAATGCCAGATTCGGCGGTACCTCTTTGCTGCCGGAACTGCAGGTCATCCCGGACGGTCTGCTGAAAGGTTTTGTCATTGTTCACCCCAAGTGGGGCAGCTTTACCAAGGAGGATTACATCGACGCTTGTAAGAGTGTGGACAGCAGTCCGGCAGAAGAAAGCCGGTTAGAGGTTCGGGAGGGTTCCTTCGACCTGACCGGATATGAGGTGGCAGACTTTAAACTGTTCAGCGACCAGAGTGTCCCTGCCATCATGCTCCACAAGGATAGCATTGCTTTCAGTGTGGCAGGCATCCGGGAGATGGCTCTGAAAGATAATTATGTAGAACTGCTGGTGCATCCACTGAGGAAGGAGATCGCCGTGCGCCCCACCGCCAAGGAGAACCGCTGCGCTATCCAGTGGGCAAACGGTGTCCGGGGCAATCGTCATTCCCGCTTAGTAGCAGCCAAGGCCTATATCCAGACCTTGTATCAGATCTTCGGCTGGGAGCAGGATAACAACTATAAGCTCTACGGACGCATCTACCGGGATGGGCAGGATGCCGCCTGCATCTATGCCGGAACCAACGCCAGCGTGTACATCAAAGATAATGAGGTCACCGTGGAGGATGCCACCGGACAGAACATCTGCCGGCAGGGCAAACGCATCCGTGGTGTCGTGGGGGACTTCGGACAGGGTGTCGGCAACGGGTATTATGTAGAAAAGAGCATGACCGAGCTTCGGAATCTGACCCGGCAGGAGTGGCAGACCCGGCTTGCCGGACAGATGGTCAGCACCGGAACGGAGCTTCAGGTCACATCGTATGATGAATTGCGTAACTTCATTCAGGACGAACTGGGGGAGCTGTTTGAGGAGGACATACAGAAATGATGGAAGAGAATGCACAGATGAGCCTGCTGCCGGATGCAGTTGGGGCGACGCAGATGACGATGACAGGTGAAGAAGAAATCGACCTTAGTGAATATGAAATCGTCCGCCCGGAGTTTTTCGCCCACATCAAGGAACCGGCCTTGACGGTGAATGTGGACAAGATCGGTGTGAACACCGCCTGTGTTCGGCTGATGCCGGATGTGGAATATGTGCAGATCCTCGTCAACCGAAAAGAGAAGAAACTCCTGCTCAAGCCTTGCGATGAAATTGAGATCACCGGATACCGCTGGGGTAAAACAAAAGAAGGAAAACGATACCCGACCCAGCGGACAGGCGAACTTTTTGTTCTGACGATTTGTGAACTCATGGACTGGAACCCGGATTATCGGTATAAGGTGCTGGGCAAGATGGTGCAGGCCAATGGAAAGTCTCTGATCGCCTTTGACCTCACGTCCAGCGAATGTTTTCCCAAGGTGGTCAACCGGGACGGCAAGAAGATCAGCAGCCGTCAGTCCATCTTTGCAGAACAGTGGAGCGGCAAGTTTGGTCCAACCTATTCCGAGAGCCGCCGTTCTCTGGAGGTCAAGACCTTTGATAACTACACGGTCATCACTGTAAACGGGAAGAAAACCGAGGTGCATCCGCAGGCACAGTCGCAGCAGCAGGGAAGCATGGGTGATCCCTTATGAAACAGGAAAACGAGCTTGGCTTGCGCATCAGTGCCAAGTACAATCGCATCTATGTTCACCGGACAACGCTGAAAGCCATCGGGAACCCGGAATTCGTGTCGCTGGGCATCCATCCGAAAAGTAAAAAGCTGGTGGTACTGGCGGCAGAAGAATGTGACAAGGAGGCCATGCGCGTCCGGTATACAGAGGACAATATGTTCTGCATTTACAGTAAGGTGCTGTTGGACGGCATCTGTACGGTGGCACCACAGATTGGAGCACAGGACTCCTGCCTGCTGCATGGAAGGCTGATGAAGGAACAGAATGCAGCCTCCTTTGATATGAACGATATCGAAACCATTACGGAAGCAGAATGAGGGAGAATACATGAAACAGGTCTGGCAAATCGACCCGGAGTTCAAACGGCTGAGCGTTCCACTATCTCCGGAGGAGGAAAACAGGCTGGAGAATAGCCTGCTCCGTGAAGGCTGCAGGGAGCCCATTGCGGTGTGGCACGGCTGCATTCTGGATGGGCATAAACGGTATGAAATTTGCAGCTACGAAGAGATGGACTACAAAACAGTAGAAATGAATTTTGTCTCCAGAGAGGATGCCATTATCTGGATATGCAAAAAACGAGTTAAGGAATCTTCTGCGAACAAAACCATTTATAAGTACCTTGTAGGGAAATGGTATAACGCAGAGAAAACAAGGATTCACGCAAAACAAAAAGAAAAACGAAGAAAAAGTCTGGATTTAGCAATCAAGCAAAAAGGAGAGGAAGGACAGCTGGTAAGCATTCCAGTTAATCGTATATCCAAAGTAATAGCAGTGCAGATTTCAATGTCGTATAATTCAGTAGAGTCGTATGGTATGTTGGCAAAATTTCTGGATGAGATTTCAGAAAAGGATGAAGTCTTTTTTACGGCACTTGTTGAGAACAAAATCGTTATTTCCTTTGAAAAACTGAGGAAGTTTGCACAAATGGATGAAACAAAGCTTATTGGTATCAGGAGAAAAATGCTGCGGGAAAAAGACGTGAAAATGCGTCAGCGAAAGCCAAGACAGCAATCAACAGACGACTCATCCGGAAAAACGCAGCAAGAGCAGACCGCACCGCTGGAAATGGGCATCAAGGAGATGCCAGTGTTTGACCCGGACATGGAATTCCGTGGGCTGGCGCTGACGATTCCTACGTGGATGAATGCCATTGCGCGTACCCGGGCAAAGACAGATATCGATTTGGTATCCGAACCGACCAGGGCGCAGCTTGCCATGATCCTGCACAGACTGGAAGAACAGATCACGCAGACACTGGAGGTAATTGAAAAATGATTCCTGGAGATATGTTGACAGAAGCGCAGCGGCGCTGCATCCCGGATGTGTCCTTTGAATTGATTCCTATCCGAAATCTGGTTTCCAACCAGGAGTACCAGCGGCCGCTGTCCGAAAATCATATTCGAAAAGCTCTGGAAGAATTTGACGTCTACCAGATCAACCCGGTGAAAGTGAGCCGCCGGGATGGCATCAATTATGTATTTGACGGTCAGCACACTATTGAAATCATCGCCAGTGAGTCCGGTTCACGTGATACCCCGGTGTGGTGCATGATCTACGATGACCTGAAATATAAGGAGGAAGCCCATATCTTTGCCGATCAGCAAAAGCACGTCAAGGCACTGTCCTCCTTTGAGACCTTCAAGGCGCACATCGAAGCGGACGACCCCAAACAGAAAATGATCGAGGCTATTGTGCAGTCCTACGGGCTGGCAATCACCTCGACCAAAGCGAAAAACGGCATCAGTGCAGTATCTACACTGGAACGTATCTATGACAAATACGGGCAGGCTGTTCTGGATACGACCCTCCGGCTTGCAATCGCTACATGGGAAGGTGAAAACAACTCTCTTTCCGGCAGTATCCTGATGGGCATTGCCCGCATCGTTGTGGCGTATGGGGATTCCTTAAAAGAGGATGTATTCAAAGACCATGTTGGCCGAGTGTCGGTGAAGGCGATTATCCGTGCGGCCAAAGAACGCCGCCCCGGTGCTCTGGGTTATTCCGAGGCGATGATCATTGAATACAACAAGAAAAGCAAGTTCCGTCTTTCGTTGAAAACGCTCTACGGCGGAAAACAGACTTCGGACGAGGATGAATTTGGAGAAGAATAAGGAGGAGAAAATATGGCGCAGATCACATCTGCAATGGCAGCAAAGTACCTTCGGAAGTTGAACGAAGAGCATGATGCGCTGCTGCAAAAAGAGAAGAAATCCGATGCCTATACCGTTTCGGTGCAGGAAAAACCGGAAGACGTTCGCCCGGAATATGACTATGCTGCTGTGCAGCTCCAGCTCCGGGAACTGGAAGATAAGATTCGGAAGGTCAAGCACGCAATCAACCAGTTCAATCTGACACAGGATGTTCCGGGATTCGATATGACCATCGACCAGATGTTGGTTTATATTCCGCAGCTCACAGCACGGAAAAACAAACTGAATCGTCTGCGCAGCCGGTTGCCGAAGGAGCGTGTACAGGGCGGCATGAGCCGAATGTCGGGCATCGTGGAATACGAACACAGCAACTACGACATCAAGCAAGCAGAAGCCGATTATACAGCAGTTTCAGAAGAGCTTGCCAAGGCACAGAATGCACTGGATGCCATAAACACCTCGATTGCATTCTCCGTAGAGATAGAATAAAGACTTTCCGAAATTGCGCTTATGCGCTGGTTCTTTGAAGAACAGCACAGAGCGTGATTTGAAAACCTGGACAATATGTGTATGGGCGTGCTGCCTTAAAAGCGAGTTCATGTTCAGTGTTGTAGTTGCAGTTTTCCGTTATTGTTTGTTATGCGATAAGGTTCAATGTTTAGCGGTCTGCGGATCAACCTGAAGCAAAATTTCTGTCCGTGGGCAGGGGAGGTACGGTTACAGCCTGCTCGATTTCTTGAAACAACATCCAGACGCTGCACTGTGCAGATGGTGAAAACGATGAAAATAGATAATAATATGTACCTGCCGGCATTGTCGGAAGACGAGTTCGTGGAGAACATCGATAAAGACGATTTCTTTCGCAGATTCGGAAACCCAGCGTTAATCCACACAAAGACGGGAGAGCGCTGCATCGTGCTGAGCGCCGAATTGTACGATCGAATGGCAGAACTGTGTGGCCATCCCAGTACGAAGGAGATGATTAAGTGTGGAACATCAAAAGACGATGAGTAGTGTCATCCCTCAGAAGTTGCCACTTGGTGTAACAGATTTTTCTCAAATCAGAACAGAGAACTATTACTATGTGGATAAAACACAGTTTATCGAAGACATCTGTGACCACAGATACCGGGCCAGCCTGATTGCCCGTCCATCCGGTTTTGGAAAAACATTGTGCCTTGATATGCTCCGCTGTTTCTAAATCTTTGTTTGCAGGACTGCATATTTCAAAAAACACAGAACTGTGCGAAAAATATATGGGGAAATACCCGGTAATAGCAATAAGCTTCAAAAATGTGGATGCAAAGAATTATGAAAAAGCAAGGGAACAGCTTGAAAAAACTGTAATAGAAGAAGCACAACGATTTTTATTCTTAAAAGATGGCGATAAGCTGAATGCCGATCAAAAAGATTGGTATCTTTCCGTATTGAAACCGAAGAAAAACACAGTAGCATTGGAAGAATCGTTGGCAAATCTGGCTATGGTGCTGCAATGGTATTATAAGCGGTGCGCTATACTGATGGTGGATGACTGGAATACACCAATGCTTGCAGCGGCAAGATATGGATACTACGATCAGATGGCGTTGACATTGCGGCGCATGGTGGAAATTGCTGTGGGCGCAAATGACTGCGTGGAATTCTCTGTTCTGATGGGATGCCTGCATATTCCTTTCGGCGGCGGATATTTTGATCCATATAGCTATAAATATGACTCAATCCTTAGAGGACAGGCTTTGAATGCAGGGGGATTCGATGAATCCGATATCAAAGAGATCACGGAATACTATGGGCTATACGATTGCATGGAAGAGGTGAACCGCTATTGCGGAGGCTATCAGATTATTACAACAAAGCTCTTTTCGCCCTCATTGGTGCTTGATTTTATTGCAGAGGCAATCGAAGACCTGCCAGCGTTGAAATTGAAACAGGCAACCGAAGCAAAAGAATACAGAAAGCTTGATGCAATTCTGTCATGTGAAGATTATTTTGATGCTGTTGCACAGCGTTCGATGAAAAAACTTCTGAACGGTGAGTCTATACAGACGGAAATCAAACCATATGTGAAATATAAGGACGATAACATGGTGCTTTCTAATCCATTATGGAGCATCTTGCTTCTCCATGGATATCTCACGGTTGACTGCAGAGAAAAATATGCGGGATTTGATTTTTATACCATAAGAGTATCCAATGACAAGAGTCGGGAGAAATTACAAGATTGGCTGATTGTATGGAAATCAAAAAACAGAGGAGATGATCCAAAATGAACCGCGAACTTGACGGCTGCTATTTTCGTATCGTGCGGGACGGTGTGGGACAGAGCGTGTGCTTTACAGACCTGACCAAAGCAGAACGGGATGTACTGCTAGCAGATAAAGACACACAATTTCTGAAAAATCTGTGCTGCTATCTGGCAGACCGGATTCAGGAACTGGGGGATATTATCGAAGAGCAATCGCAGCAGATCCTGCTGAATGATTTGGCAGTGGGGCGAGTATCTGCTGAAGAAAATGGTTGGATTCAATCGGAAGATGTGCGGCAGTACTTTGCAGATAAGAAAAACGGATAAAAGGGGGATGCGAAAATGGTCGATAGAAAACTTGTGAAGGAAGAGATGAAAAAGCGCTGCATAACACAGTATAAGCCCATCGTGCCATCCCTGAGCAGATTGAAAAAGCTGTTCTGTAAGTATGAAGTCGAAACAATGGCTGAATGCTATTATGATGCCGACGAATATGGTGCTGATCAGATCTGCGTCAATAACTGGGTCGATCTTTTATCGGAAGGACTATAGGAGATGAGCCAATCCGATGTTAACAGTACAGCGTGGTATTTTGTTCGAAAAATGCGAAAATATCTGCATTTGGACCGCTGATATCTTTGCAGGAAAAATGGATGCCAGGGACTATACATTTATGGCCGCGATATATGGGAAGAAAGTTACCGCGACTTCTGGGTTTGGTTTCGTCCCCGCAGAAAAGGTTTACATATGAAATGGAGCCGTAAGGACAAGGAGGCGGAAAATTGAACGTCTTTGATATCAATTACTGGCTCGATGTACTACATCGGGATGGTTTAACGCTTGATAAACAAAGCCAGCACGCTCTTATGGAGCTTTTTCACCTGACAGACCAAATAGTGCCTGTTGGACGGGATAACCGCCGAGAGTTTTGGATTACAGTAAGATGTGGGACCCCAGAAGAATATCGACCGTATTACGATGAAGATGCCTCCGAAGAAGAGCTTGCCGTTGCAATGCAGAAGCAGTATCCGCTGGAGGAATATTGGTACAAGGTTGTAACTGCCCATCACACGGATTGCCGCCGTGGAGAGTACTTTGGAGTGTTTCTGAACAACCGTTGCTTTTTGACCATCAACGATCCGAATGAAGATGGAAATCCGTTTAATACAACAGAACTTATTGATTGGCTGATCCGGGAAACAAAAGTTGTTCTGGAAAAGTTGCGCAATGGTACTTACAATGCCGAGGTTCGGGAAAAGCTGCCGGCCGATTATAGATACGGCGTAATCTCCAGGAAGGAATATTGGAATATCTATCCGGAAGAACGGGAAGCGTACCGCAGTGCATTTACGCCGCAGCAAATCGAAGGATTTCTTCGGTGCAAAGATGAATTTGTGGAGGATTATATGCCGTCGCACTGTCTGCCGCATATCACGGTGCGTGATTTTTATGAGGCTTGTGCGATTTGCTATCGAGCCATAGGGCTGGAGCCGAAACCGCGTTGCATGTTCGTGGAGTCAGAGAAGGAACACCAGCGATATAGCGGTGTAACTCCAAAAGAACTGTATTATATGTTTGCAGATGGAAGAGACGATGGCATGTCAAAGGTGCCGTTAGATGATGCCGTTGCATTTGAAGAGTGGCTGGAGCAGAAAGGTCCGTATTATGAATTCAACAGGCATCACCCGTGGGAAATACTCCCGTCTTATTCTACAGAGGACAGTGGGCACCTGTACGTTGGAAAGGCACCGGATGGCTATTATTTCTCGCTGTCAGGAAGCTCAAAGACCCGTAGCAGAGAAGTTATGCGTTGCTTTCTTGCCCTGCATGCAGCCGGTTTGCCTGTGAGATTGCACGAGGGAAACAAGATGCAGGCGCGGCTGGAAGAAACGGACATGATCGGCATTGTACCGGAAGGCAGAACAACGCGGTACATTTATTCCATCATGGAATACAGTTTTCTGGATGCGGTGCATCTATATGATGGTGACAAGCCGGAACTGGTGGCAGAAAAAGCAATCTGGAAACCGGAAATAGAGTGTGGAATTATATGAGATAATATATATCAATACTCTTCCGAAAGACAGAATAAAAATCCTATTAACGTTATTATGCTCGGGAATACATAGAATTGCAAGGTGGTGGAGATATGGTTTATATCACAGGGGATACCCACGGAGACTTCCGAAATGTAGCTCGTTTTTGTGAGCGGATGCAGACAGAAAAATCAGACATTTTGATCATCCTTGGAGATGCCGGCATCAATTATTACGGCGGTGAACTGGATGCGCAAAAGAAAAAATATCTGGAATCGCTGCCTATTACCATCTTTGCAATTCACGGAAATCATGAGGTGCGGCCGCAGACGATTCCGACCTATCACGAAATCGAATGGAACGGCGGCACCGTGTATGTAGAAAATCAATATCCGCACATCCTGTTTGCCAAGGATGGCGAGTTGTATGACATTGGAGGTCAGCGCACGTTTGTGATCGGCGGCGCATACAGCGTGGACAAGGTGTACCGGCTGCTGCATGGACTTGGCTGGTGGCCGGATGAGCAGCCATCAGAAGAAATCAAGCGCAGGGTGGAAGAAAATCTGGAAGAACTCCACTGGGGTGTTGATGTGGTTTTGACCCACACAGCTCCATTAAAGTACGAGCCAAGAGAGGTTTTCCTTCCGGGAATAAACCAAAGTATGGTGGATAAATCGACCGAGCAGTGGCTGGATACTATCGAGGAACGGCTGGACTATAAAAAGTGGTACTGTGGTCACTATCATACCATTAAGAAAATCGAAAGAGTCGAATTTATGTTCGATAACTTCGATGAATTTCCACAAGAGAATGACACGGACAACCGCTGGGATGAGTTTGACATCTGTGCCGGATGCAGCGAAAAAGTGGATGATTATTATACAGATGAAAGCGGCGAACAAGTATGTCGATGCCTGAAATGTCCGCTTGATCCGATGAAAGACGATGATTGAAAAAGACAAGGATACGATTGGTTTGTTATGGCCGAATTTATAGAATTTCCTTGCCGGAAAAGGACAAAGCAGTGCTTGCAGAAATTTGCAAATCCAGTAAAATAAAGGTAGAAGATTTGCTTCAGGAGTTCTTCCACTGGATCGTCCGTGATAAAGAATCCGCAGCCCGTTGGCTGCAAGGTGAAGATGAGCAGAAGAAGGTGTAAATATGGGACGACAGGATAATGTAGAGATTTTTGAGGATACGCAGCGGTTGTACAGCAGCAACGAACGGCTGATCGATGCAATCAAGCATTCCGGTGCTGCGCAGGAATGTTTCACGGGCACGGGACGGTGCTGGTATGGCCCGGAGCATCGGATTTATCAGAACCCAGCGCAGACTGTGATAAGCTCCAAACGGACGCTGGAAGCAGCGGCACCGTATGCCTATGCAGGAAAGAAAGTCTGCATTTTGAATTTTGCATCTGCAACCAATCCGGGCGGCGGTGTGACCAAAGGCTCCTCTGCGCAGGAAGAAGCCATCTGCCGCTGCTCTACCCTCTATGCAAATTTGAAAGAACAGTACGCATGGAATGCGTTTTATGCACCACACCGGCGTGCCCATGACCCGTTGCATAACGATGACTGCATTTACACGCCTGGCGTGATGGTCTTCAAATCGGACACGGATTATCCGCAACTGTTGCCGGAAGAAAAGTGGTATTCTGTGAATGTCCTGACTTGCGCAGCACCGAATCTGCGAGAGCGCCCCAGTAACGAAATGAACGCCGGTGATGGGGATGCCGCCGTGCATATCAGCAGGGAAGACCTGCAAATCTTGCATGAAAAACGGATGCGTCGGGTGTTGGAAATCGCATGGAGAAAATGAAATGAGGTTGTCATCCTTGGAGCCTTTGGCTGCGGTGCATTCCGTAACCCGCCGGCGGTTGTGGCGCAGGCAATGAAAACGGTAGTGCAGGAATACCGAAAAAACTTTGAAACCATTGAGTTTGCTGTGTACTGCGGAACGCAGTATGACACGAATTATCGAGTATTCCAGCAGGTTCTTGGCGTTCTGTAAGCCGCCATCCATAGTCGGTGCGAAGACCTAAAACACGCACGAGAGCAGGGGAACACTGTGAAAATACCAGGAGATGCGGCGTGCCTTGGGGTGCGCCGTTCTCTGCATAGATGAAGGGGGATCTGGCAATGATTTTTCAGGAGCTTCTAGCAACGTGTGATTGTCGTAGAATCGCAGAAATATGGAATGACCATTGGCCAGAATATGAGAAACCTTTGGATCTTGAAGCTGTGACGGATTCGGTGCAGAGTTTTTGTGGAATGCTTCAGAAACTATTACCGAAAGACACCAATCGCATATTACTGGCTTTTGAAAATTATGCGGATGGCTGTAAAGGAATCGATGCGGAATTAATGGAACGCAGTGCGTTTTGTGAAAAGCTTGCAACAATTCAGCAAAAAAGTATTCCGTCATAGGATGAAGATGCAGATGAGCACCAGTTGATAGAATTTTTAGAGAAAACCTTTGGCTGGCTCCCAGAGGCCTTTGCGTATGAATTTTCTCCGTGGGAGGAAATCCTTGGAACGCAGGTGCTTCCCAAAAACTTTGAACGCATCGGAAAGGATGAATTTCTTGCATCGGCTTTATATGAAATGTCTTTCAATGGAATGACAAGGGAAGGACAAGAAGAACGACGGGAAGAACTGTCAGATGCAATCGCAGAGCACGAAAAAATCCAGAATATGCCGCCGGAGGAAAGAGAAAAGCACTTGTTTACCTTGGAAGATGTAATGGAAAGGCTGGGCTATACGGATGACCGGGCGGAGGAAGAACGGAGAGAGGAGCGCAGGCAGGGGCTATTGGACTGTGTAAAAACACGCTGTGCGTGGATTACGGAATTCCAGAATATTGCAAAGGATGAAGGCGTGAAATAAAGTCGGAGGCAGGCATGAGGTATTACATAGCAGACTACCGCTTTTATCACAAAAATCTGCTGACGGAGATGGACAACCGTGATTTTGAATCTGTGGAGCAGATGAATGAAGTGATGATAGAAAAGTGGAATAAAAAGGTCCACGCCCGTGATGAGGTCGTGATCCTTGGCGACCTGTCTCTTGGCAATGGAAAGGAAACCAACGAAATACTGTGTCGGCTGAAGGGACGGCTCTGCTTGATCCGAGGCAATCACGATGAGAGGTACTTAAGGGACAGGGATTTTGACGCATCCCGGTTTGAATAGGTCAAGGACTATGCAGAGATCCATGACAATAAGCGAAAAATCGTGTTAATGCACTATCCGATTTTTTGCTATAACGGTCAGTTCAGACGTGGGGCGGGCGGCACACCGCTGACCTATATGCTGCATGGGCACATTCATAAAACCACAGACCAGGAGCTGGTGGACAGGTTTTGTGCAGAAACCAGAGCTGTGCTGCGAAAAAGTGCCCATCAGGAAACAGCACAGCCAGTGCCATGCCAGATGATTAACTGCTTCTGCATGTATTCGGATTACACGCCGCTGACACTGGAAGAATGGGTGGAGTGTGATCAAAGACGGCGTGGCAAAGCTGATTGTGGCTAATGCGTGGAACGAAAATTGAAATATAAACAAGAGTATTGAATTTAATATTCGATTTTCAAAATTCGTGTTGCTATTTTCCGAAGAAGTTGGTATACTAAAATCGGAGGTGGTATCTGTGAGCGAAATGCCGATTGTTCGGATTCAACGGGCTGCTATCAGAAATTTCAGAAATGTGGAATCCGGAGAAATTCGTTTTCCCTGCAATTATGGTGAAGATATTTTTGCGCCCAAAGCAGATGTCCTTGGAATTTATGGTCAGAATGGATCGGGTAAGACTACGTTTATTGATGCGCTGGAGATTTTGAAGACGCTGCTGTGCGGTCAGAAGGTAGGAACTGAATTGTCTGACTGCATTTCCTATGGACAGGAGCAAGCAGAGCTGCAATTTGAGTTTAGTATTCTCAAGCTGGACAAAGGTAGTGTGTCATACAGACGACGGCTTATCTATTCTGCTATTCTAAGCAGAGATACGATTGATGAAACTGTCAAGTGTGTTACGCCCAGCAGTGCTCCGGAAAATACCTCTCGAATTAAGACTATTTTTGAGTGTAAACATGAGGCGGAGAACGCCGTGTTCCTGCCGCAGGTTAAATTGGATTCTTTATTTGGTACAAAACAGAGTGCAAAGGTGAATGAGCTTCGTGTCACTAAACTGTTGTGCCAAAAGGAGCATCGTTCCTTTTTGTTCTCTCCTGAATTTTTAAAGATGCTCCGCGATGCCGCACAGAAAAGCGATGATGATGTTGAACCGTTATTTGAAATCGCATATTTTGCAAAGACGTCTTTCTTTGTTATTCTAAACCGCAACAATGGTCTTATTTCGTTGGATGCAGCAATTCCTGTCAATTTCAGAACAGAAACGGCAGGTGGTATGTTTACGCTGCCAATTGACCGGCCGACGACGATTCCGAGTAATCTCTTGGAGATTGTCCGACAGGTTATATCGACTATCAGTATGGTTCTCTGCAAAATCATTCCGGGTGTGAAATTGACACTTGTAGAACTTGGTACGGAGCTGATGGAAGATGGAAATCAGGGTACAAAAATTCAGCTGGCGCGCGAGCTTCTCTGTGCGAATGGAGAAACGCATCGACTGCCTTTGAAGTACGAATCTGAAGGCATTAAGAAAATCACGTCCATCTTGCATTTGCTGATTGCGGCATATAATAATCCATCCATCACACTTGCGATTGATGAATTGGATTCTGGCATCTATGAGTATCTGCTTGGAGAATTGCTGCGCATTATCCAAAATTCGGGCAAGGGACAATTGATTTTTACTTCCCATAATCTTTATCCGCTGGAGACATTGGATAGCGATTCTATTGTTTTTACAACGACAAAAAATGATGACCGTTATACACGTATCAGAAGCGTGAGAGCCACGAATAATCTTCGCTCTATGTACCTGCGTGAAGTGATCCTTGGGAGCGATAATGACGCAGCACTGTATGAGGAAACCAATGTGTCTGAAATTGCCCACGCAATGAGAGTTGTTGGTAAGCGTATGGAGAATATCTCTATGAAAGAGGAAACATCCTCGGAGGTGTCCCATGGCTAAAAAGAAGGTCATGCTCTTTATTGTAGAGGGCCCAACAGATGAAACCAGCCTCTCCACAGTTCTGAACCGTATTTTTTCATCCTCAACGGTGAAATTTCAAGTTGTTCACGGTGATGTGTTGACTCGTGATTTTACGTCATCGGATAAAATTGTGGCTGCGGTATGGGATCAAGTCAAAGCCTTTATGGGTGAAATCTATAAGAAGAGCGACATTTGCCGCATCGTTCACCTTACCGATATGGATGGAGTTTTTGTTCCGGATAATGCGGTTGTAGAGGATAATATGATGGCAGATGGTGCTCCACCGCATTACACAGAAACTCAAATTCAAACACCAAACCGTGTGGGCATTTTGGATCGGAATAAGAGAAAGCGGAAGAATGTCGACCGACTTTCTGCTTGCCCTAGAATCGCAGGCATTCCATATAGTATGTACTATTTTTCCTTGAATCTTGATCATGTCCTTCATGGGAAAACGAATATTTCCGTATGGGAAAAGGTTCGGTGTGCCGAGGAATTTGATTTGAAGTACGGGGATGATCCAGATGGCTTTACTCTTTTTATGAAAGGGTCATCTTTCTCCGTATGTGATGATTACCGTAGCTCATGGGCGTTCATAAAAACGGGACTGCACTCATTAGAGAGACACAGTAATTTTGGTATAGAGCTGCCACCTGTAGAAATCAAGGAGGATGAAACCACCGAGTGAATTTCTTGGAATGAGTAAAATTTCAAGCCTGAAACACCTCGTTTAAAATTGGGGCACAGATACCGATTATTAGCAAGTGTTTTGGAAAAACTTGTTTCAGATTGACGATTATGGTACGCTGCGAAAAAGTGCCCATCAGGAAGAAGCCAAGCTGATATCTTTCTTAGATTTTCTTTAAGCAGGAGCAACTCTCCGAAGAATTGACTTACGAAGTGGATTTAAGTGGACTTTGAGTGCATATAAGGGATTCAATGAAGTGGAGACAATCAAATGCATAAAAAAGCTGATTCTGTGAATATCTGGAGCAGATATCTTAAAGGAACGCCTGTTCAGGAAATATATACTCGGTACAGGAAAGCACTTTCTGAAGAAAGTAAAGCAATGCGGTTTTCACAAAAGATGGAGTTCTATTTGATGGCAAAGGATGACGATGAGTTGATGGCTGCAATAGCATGTTTTACGCCGCCTCAAATGGACACTGTCTTAAGAGGTTTGCACAAAATAGTTTGTAATGATCCAACAATTGTAGCAGATATGAAGAATGTACACCAAGAAAAAATGAACGTATTTCTAAAAAAGACAGTTCAGTATTGGGGAGCAGTAGAAGACGAAAAAGTCAATGAGGCGATTGGAGGTTTTACGAATTTTGAAAAGATCACATTGCTTCGGGTGCTCCATAAGCAGTGTATCTCTAGCAGGCTATAGCTTCATTGCAAGTATTTAGTCGAAAGGAAGTGAGAGTATGATTGTAGCAGAATTAAAAATTTATAACTTTCGTCAGTTCGAATCGGTGAACAACAAGCCTGGATTACAAATTTCTTTTCACAAGGGATTAAACGCGCTGATTGGCGAAAACGATTCGGGAAAAAACGCCGTAATTGACGCATTAAAATTAGTCTTATTGACACAGAGCAATGAGTATATCCGGCCGTCAGATGAGGATTTTTATAAGCCTGTTGGCGAAGATGCGTGCTCAGAGTTCAAGATCGATTGTACGATTTCAGATTTTACACAGAACGAAGCAAAGAACTTTATCGAATATCTTTCATTCAACCAAACGGAGAATGGCATTGAATATACGCTTGAACTTCATTATCGCGCATGGAAAGAAGGACATAAAATTTATCAGGAATTGCGTGTGGGCGATATAGACGATGGAATTTCGATTGATGGAAAAGCAAGAGAATTGCTGAAGGCTGTTTATTTGAAACCGCTCCGTGATGCCGAACGGGAAATGAGATCCGGACGTGGTTCCAGAATCTCGCAAATACTTCTAAATCACCCTGTTTTCAAAGATAAAAAAGAACATGCGGTTCTCGATATTTTTCGAGATGCGAACAAACGCATTGAGGATTATTTTATAGGTGATACGGATGGAAAACGCATTCTCCAGACGATCCGTAGTAATTTAGAGTCGTTTAGTGATAAAGGCCAAGCCAGTGATGCAGAATTAAAAACCTCGGATATTCAGCTAAAAGCTATACTGGAGTCCCTGTCATTGAATGCTCCTGAGATCAACCCCGGGCTTGGGGAATTGAATCTGCTATTTATTGCGGCGGAGTTGTTGCTCCTTAAGGATGATACAGATGGTGGCCTGAAACTGGCTCTAATCGAAGAATTGGAAGCCCATTTGCATCCGCAAGCGCAACTCCGGCTAATCAGTTATCTCCAGAATGAATATAACGAGAACGATGTTCAAATTATAATATCCACACATAGCCCTATTCTGGCATCAAAAATCAACCTCAAGAATTTGATTTTAATGAAAAATGGCACTGGATATGATTTGGCAGAGGGGCGAACAGGGCTACAAAGGGGTGATTACCTGTTTCTCCAGCGTTTTCTCGACTCGATAAAAGCTAATTTGTTTTTTGCTAAAGGTATCATAATGGTCGAAGGCGATGCAGAGAATATTTTGATACCTGTCATTGCAGATATTCTAGGCTATCCATTGGAAAAATACGGTATATCTATTGTAAATGTTGGAAGCACGGCTTTTCTTCGATATAGTAGAATTATGGAGAGAAAAGACGGTGCAGATATTGGGATACCGGTTTCCGTAGTAACGGATTGTGATGTAAAACCGGAGTATACTATCAATCCGGTAACACACAATAAGGAATTCAACGAAAAAGAAACTCAATCTGTACAGAAACAAGAAGAAAAAAATAGTAAGTATACAACTGGGTCTATCCGAGGATTTACTTCACCTCGATGGACGCTGGAGTATTGCATCGCCCTGAGCAGCCTTTCGGATGTTTTCCATAAGGCGGTTCATTACGGGAAGAAAATTCTGAATGCGCAGGAGCATATTTCGCTGACTGATGCCAAGATTGATGAAGCAAATCGTGACGCCGAAGCAGAAGCACAGGCGTGGAAGGGATTCTCCGCTGCTGAGAGGGCATACCATATTTATGATTTAATGCTTAATGGCGATGGAAAAAGCAGCCTGAAAGCGATCGTTGCCCAGTGCTTAGCTTCGCTTTTGCGTTGGGAAGTATCCATAATTCCAGATGGGTTGACGCAAGAAAAGATGTTTGATCTCGACTTGTATGGATTCAAAATCGACGAAAGTAAAGAGGCAGCATTGAAATCTGCAATAGAGAATGATCCATTTTTAAGTTATATTGTGAATGCCATCAAATATGCAGCAGGAGAAACGGTGTAGATAGGAGGATTTTATGATGGAATGGCAGATTTCCGGCCAAGATATTCATGCCGTAGAAGAAATCCTTTTGCCGCATGGCGCACAGTTTCCGGAAGATGCAAGGAACGTTATACGTTGTTGGCATTCAACTAATGTAGCAGCCTGTCCCGGCAGTGGAAAGACAACAGTTCTTCTCGCAAAACTGAAATTGTTAGCGGATCGAATGCCGCTCGAAAACGGTGCAGGAATCTGTGTGCTTTCTCATACAAATGTCGCCGTCAATGAGATCAAAAACCGGCTTTCCGATTACGTGGACAGGCTTCTCAGCTATCCAAATTATATAGGTACCATCCAGTCGTTTATTGACCGATTTGTGACGATGCCATACCTAAGAAATGTTTCTGGACGAAATGTGCAGGTCGTTGATGGTTTCACTTACGCTCAGCATATGCTGAGCAAAATTGAATGTAATAAGAAGTATTCTGCATTAAAATATGTAATCGAATTAAACTTCAAGCCTGGAAATCAATTTAAAACAAAAATAGATTATATACAGGCATTGTACATACGAGGAGATGGAGATCTTTGTATAGGGAAACAGCACAAATCGTTAGCGAGTGCTAAAAAACTTTCTGCTGAACAGTACAAAAAGCTGTTGATAGATATTCTCAAAGAAGAGGGCATAATACGGTATCAAGATGCCTATACATGTGCCCAAATTGCCATTGATAAATTACCAACAGAATATACAGACTTCTTTTCATCACGATTTCAGTATGTGTTTGTTGATGAGTATCAAGACTGCAATAATATTCAGAGACAAGCAATAGATTCAATATTTGATTCTACAAAATGTGTGGTATTTAAGATGGGGGATTCAGATCAAGCAATCTATAATTCGGAAGAAGATACAACGCCAGACTGGGTACCTCAATCGGGTTTCTTATCACTGATGACTTCTTGTAGATTTAGTCAAGAAATTGCTGATGTGGTTTGCAAGTTGAAGAGAGATGATAAAGGCATCGTGACACTTGTCGGAGAAACGGGCGTTAAACCAGTGTTGCTTATTTTTTCTCCTGAGAAAATTGACAAAGTTATCACTGGATTCATCTCTGCGTTGGAGGCCTATGGCCTTTCTGACAAAAATGGGATATACAAAGCTATTGGTGCAATCAGAAGTGAGAATGCGTCTGGGTTGAAAATTGGCAGCTATTGGTCTGAATTTGATGGAACGGCAAAAAAGAAAAGCGAGTATAATTATTGGACGTTGGTGGACGAGATTGTTCGATCTTTATCTAACGGAAAATTATACAAGACAGAACAAATCGTGCGTAAACTGTTGTGTCGAGTATTTCACTATACTGGAATAAGGAATCCCACATCAGGGAAAGATTATACTCCAGCAACAATCAAAAAAGTTCTCGAAGATAAATACAGAGAGCCGTATCGTCAATGGATGTATGAAATGTCGACTTTGCAAAAAAATGATAGACAAGCAGTAAATCAAGTGGTGAGAAAAAAGATAAACGAATTACTGAAAATCAACAATCCAGAGACAACTGATATATTTGCTGACCTTCCAGAGCACTTTCTTGACGAGTCTGCTGTTATAAGCTATACAAATTTGCTTGAAAAAAACGTATTGATTGATCCAACTAGAGGACGTCGGATTGTGTTTGACACCATTCACGGAGCCAAAGGTGAAACACACGATGCTACTCTGTATCTTGAGACTGATAGAAAAGGAGCATCGGATTTAAGCCGAATTCTCCACTGTTTTGGTGTTGGAAAACAAGGAAATTCTACACTATATGATTATAGTCGCAAACTGGCCTATGTTGGTATGAGCAGGCCTAAAAAGCTGCTGTGCGTGGCAATGCAGGCGAAGACGTACGAAAAAGCTAAAAAAGTGTTTGAACATGAATGGGAAATCATTGATTTGCGAGATGGAACTGAAGCTTAAGAGTTAATGAGCTTGGTTTTGTTACAAAAGGAACTTGTTATATTTGAAGATTTCATAAGTGAAAAAATGAACTGGATGAATTTATGATAAAAATTTGAAAGCTTCAAAAATATTTTTGCATTTTGTGGCACGTTTAGTTGAATAATAAAATGAAAGTGTGTAATAAACAGGACTTCTTTGAATGGATAAAAGTGACTGAAGCACATCCGAATAAGTATTACTTTGAGCGAATTGATGTATTTGATAATGCGTTGGTTCGCTCTTTTTTGCCCCCACCGGGGGCCGGGGTCACTTCTCTGTGGTGAAGTCAACAGAAGACCGGTGGCCCCTTTCGTGTGGAAAAACGCAAAATTCATAGGCCGGGGGTCCCGGAATTAACGGCGCAAAATGAACAAGGTGAAGATGAGGGCATCGGGGTGAACGCTCCGGTGCCTTTTGTTTTCCCCGAAACGAACCAAAGCGTGTGAAAATCCTTGCTACATGGGACTTTTCGCACGTTTTAGCTTGTTCCGGGACAAGGAGAAGCAAGCAGCAGCCGGACGCCGCAAAAACAAACTAACCCGGCGGGGCAGGGCCGGCTGCCGCTTCGCTTCTTTTCGTATGCTTTTTGAGATTTTCCACTGGAACCGACATGGAAACGGCGAAAAATGAGGACGGGGTGAGGATGGATGGAAGATTACACGGCCGAGATGATCAAGGACATGGCGTTTTCCTTCTGCCCGCAGTGTGGTGCTGCCATCGTTCCGAACCATCGGGGACGACCGAGAAAATTCTGCTCTCCGGAATGCCGATCCAAGTGGAACAACACCCACCCAAGACCGCAGAACTGGAAGACCGTGCGGTCAAAGGTCTGCCCGATGTGCGGCAGAGAGTTTTCCTACCGCCACCAGTACGGTCTTCCAAGAAAATATTGCAGTCGAGCCTGTGCCAATAAAGGCAGGGCGAAGGGAGAGAGCAGCATTGGAAAATAAAGTGATCGGCGTATTTGCAGTCTGCAACACCGCAGGCATCTGTGTACATGAGATTGACCATGCAGAGGACAGAGTCCTTGCTTCCATGAATGGGATAGACCCGGAATGGTATCCGATTACGGAAAAACCGCAGTCGGAGATGGGCGGGGACAGCGATGAATTGGAGTCGGGCTTTGAGTTCGGCTCCTTTTTTGTACCGTTCTCTGAGGTCATGCGTGTGTGAATCTGAACTGGGAGGAGCTACATGAAAGCAACTGCTGAACTGAAAATGCTGCCGGTGTCCGTACTCAAGCCGGCTGCATACAATCCCCGGAAAAAGCTGAAGCCGGGGGACAAGGAGTACGAGAAGATCAAGAACTCCATTGAGGAGTTCGGTTTTGCTGATCCGCTGGTGGTCAATGCCGATATGACGATCATCGGCGGTCATCAACGCCTGACCGTTGCGATGGCACTGGGCTATACCGAAGTGCCTTGTGCGGTGGTGGACATCGACAAGACCCGAGAGAAAGCCCTGAACATCGCACTCAACAAGATCACCGGTGCGTGGGATGATTCCCTGCTGGCTGACCTGTTGAAGGATATCGAAAACTCCAACTTCGACCTGGGCAAGACGGGCTTTGAGCCGCCTGAGATCGAGACGCTGTTCAACAAGGTCCACGACAAGGACATCAAGGAAGATGACTTCGATCTGGAATCTGAGCTGAAGCAGCCGACCTTCTCGCAGGCAGGTGACCTTTGGATGCTGGGCCGGCACCGTGTTCTGTGCGGTGACTCCACGAAAGCTGAGTGCTACGATACCCTGATGGATGGCGTGAAGGCCAACCTTGTTCTTTCCGATCCCCCGTACAATGTAGACGTGGAAGAAACGGCCGGCAAGATCATGAACGACAACATGGGCGACTCGGAATTCTACGAGTTCCTGCTGGCAGCGTTCAAGCAGATGCACGGTCATCTGGCGGATGATGGTTCCATCTATATCTTCCACGCCGATACGGAAGGTCTGAATTTCCGAAAGGCGTTCAAGGATGCGGGATTCTATCTGTCCGGGTGCTGTATCTGGAAAAAGAATGCTCTGGTGCTGGGTCGCAGTCCCTACCAGTGGCAGCATGAACCCTGCCTCTATGGGTGGAAGCTGAAGGGTAAGCACCAGTGGTACTCCGACCGTAAGCAGACCACCATCTGGGAGTACGACCGTCCCAAAGCCAACAAGGACCACCCGACCATGAAGCCCATTGGCCTGATGAGCTATCCCATCCGCAACTCCACCATGACCAACGGCATCGTCCTGGACCCCTTCCTCGGCAGTGGCTCAACCCTGATCGCCTGTGAGGAGACTGACCGGGTGTGCCGGGGCATTGAGCTTGACCCCAAATTCGTGGATGTCATCGTCAAGCGCTATATCGAGCACAGCGAAGGACGTTACGAGAATGTGTATGTCCTCCGTGACGGTCAAAAGTTGAAGTTCGATGAGGTGGCGTCCTTCCAGCCGGAACAGGAGGGCACAGATGACTGAACCCAGATGTGTCCTGTTCCATGACAACTTCCAGAACTTCAAGTCCTACAACATCCCCAAGGCACAGCTGGTGATCGCCGACATCCCGTATAACATCGGGTCAGACTTCTACGCCAGCCGGCCGGACTGGTATGTGGATGGCGACAATCGGAACGGCGAGAGTAGCAAAGCTCGGAAAGCTGCATTCAACACGGATTTCACGTTCAACATCGCGGAGTACTTCCACTTCTGCAATCGACTTTTGAAAAAGGAGCCGATGAAAGGCGAGAAGGGCGCACCCTGCATGATCGTGTTCTGTGCATTCCAGCAGATTCCGCAGGTCATCACCGAGGCGGAGAAGTACGGATTCAAAAACTACATCCCGCTGACGTTCTGCAAGAACTACAGCCCACAGGTCTTGAAAGCCAACATGAAAATCGTGGGCGCAACGGAATATGCGCTGGTGCTGTACCGGGGCAAGCTCCCCAAGTTCAACAATGTCGGCGCGGACGGTAAGACCCACATGATCTTCAATTGGTTTGACTGGAAACGGGATGGCAAGGACTATCCGAAGATCCATCCGTCCCAGAAACCGGTGTCCGTGCTGAAACGCCTGATCGAGATCTTTACCGATCCCGGAGATGTGGTCATCGACCCTTGCGCCGGCAGCGGTGCAACGCTCCGGGCTGCCAGAGAACTGGGACGCAACAGCTACGGATTTGAAGTGTCCAGGGATTTCTACCTGAAAGCCAAAGAGCAGATGCTCGGAGAGGAGGCTGTATGAGTACTGAATCGAATATTGCTCCACAGCCACCTCCATAGCTCTTTCCTTGGAGATTGGAGTTGGAAGTTCAAACTCCAATTCATCGTGGCTCATGGCGGCAGGAATGGCACCATGTTGCTCGAACCAGTATTTCGCCACTGCCATCAGGTCCGGTGTGTCCGGACACTCATTCCAATTTCCAAAGGGCAGGTAGGCGAAGATCTCCCAGGGGTTCTTTACCGGAATTTTAGCCAGAATGAGCGGATATGTCATTCCGGTATCATCGTTCCAATAGTTTGCGAAGCGGTCGTTGGGTTCTCCGCCCTCCATCTCGCCCAGGACTTCCTCATCCCAGTCCAGATCATCGTCCTCGGCTTCTTCCTTGCGCTGACCGGTCAATTCCTCCAAAATCGCCTTTCCGTCCTTGATGGGAGCGGAGAGCATCTTCTTTCGATACTCCTCCACGGTTTTGAGGTCAAATTCATAGAAGTCCGCATCATGCTCCGGGTCAGCGTTCATCACCAGACACTCCAACTGCGTTTCATCATCCGCCTGGATAAGTACGGGAACAAAGCCCTCCCGTACCCCCAGCCGCCGGGCGTAGCTGTATGCTGACATGATGGGATCATCATCTGCCATAGACGGGAAATAGGTACACTCACAGTCCAGATACTCCATAATGGCCTGCGCCACCTCGGAAGGCTCCAGCGTATCCTCGTCAAAGTCCTGTCCCTGCCAGTTGGTGAAGCGTTCCTCAATTACCTCTGCCATAGCCTGATAGTAGTCCTCGTCAAAGGGGATGAATAAGTATGCCTCCTGTTGAAATTCATTGGAGTGGTATCGGGACGGACCAAAATATTTCAGGGCATAGTCATCAATGTCGGCAGGATAGTAGGGACTGTCGCCCTCTCCGTAGTAATAGCCTGCAAAGGCACGGCCTTGCTGATTGAACAGAGCCGAGAATAGACAGCCGAACAGCTCCTCCCGGATGAATGTTCGTAGGTCTGTGTTGCCTGGATCGGCTTTGACCTGATTTACCACTTCGCCATGCTCCGCCAGGAATTTCCCGCCCATCAAGTCATGCTCCATGCACCAGCGCAAATAAATCGCCATGTGATTGTAGGCGTTGATGGGGTCAATGGGAAGCTCTTTTTCCTCAATGCTCTCAATATGATAGGAAACATCATCCATTCCTATGCTGTCATCGTCAGTCTCTGGCTCTACTTCTGTGGGCTCATAGGAGATTTTCAGAGTCATCTGCTCCTCCGGCAGAGAGACACCGGGGCTGCGGGTGATGGTGTGCTTATCATCCGCAGAAAAACCGATGGTTTCGCCGTCTTGCAGCGTCACATCACACGCCAGCACATAGGAGGCAAGGCTGGCCAAAAAGTCCCGCAGATCCTCCGGCTCGGCGTCAGTGTTCAGCACTTCCATTTCCTCCTTGCCGAACACATCCATGCCGTAGGTGTAGCCGTTTAGGCCCCCCTCGCTCCGGTACAGGCCGAACCAGACCCAGTTGAAGATGGGCAGCTCGTCCTCTTTTATCATATCGGCAAGGCCCTCATAGAAACGAGGCTCAAATACCACGCCGCTGGTGTAGACACCGGTGGCGTATTT